GCAAGCGGAGATTTGAATGTTATCGGCAGATGGAGCATTCAATCAAAAATCGTCCTGGCCGGCGGAACATGGATTTCCGACAGATATAAATTTCAAGTGCATGACGTCAATGAATGATTCGCAAATATTGACGAACGAACGCATTTACATAGATCGCCCTGACTTCTATGGACATGATATGATTGAAAGGCATCTTAACAGGTATCGATGGGCATCGACTGGAATCGTTCAGGGAGGCAAAGTCCTTGATGCGGCATGCGGGACCGGATATGGAGCGGCGATCCTGCTTAATAGCGCCAAGAAATATATCGGTGTCGATATCGATGAAAAAGCCATAGATTATGCCATTAACCGAGCTGCTAAAATGGATATATGGGACAAGGCTCAATATATCATCATGGATATTTCCAAGCTCGAATTTCAAAATGACTCGTTCGATTCTATCGTTTGCATTGAAACCATAGAGCATCTTGATGCCGATGATCAGGAATTGTTTATGAGAAATGCCGTTCGATGCCTGAAATCTTCGGGTGATTTAATGATTACCACGCCGCATAAAGACAAAGAACCAATGACCGAATTTCATAAACATGAATTTTCTCTTGAAACGTTTTCAATATTCCTTAAACAATTTTTCGAGAAGATAGATTTTTATGATCCAATTGAATTTAAAATTCCAGAAACGTTCATATTGGCAAAATGTTCTCATGGCTGGCTTCTAGAGACTCCTATGGTCCATGAGACCCACGGATGATCCCTGAGGCACCCGGATGGCCCTGGAGGCCCCGGAGGCTCCCGGAGGCTCCCGGATGGCCTCGGAGGTTCCCAGATGCCCCCGGATGGTTTCTGGAAGATGTCTAATGGTCTTAGGATCTATAATGCATCTAAGAAAAAATTGATATGAAACTTTTCAATAAGAATATAGGATCCGGCAATCCATGTTTCATAATCGCGGAAGCAGGGATCAATCACAATGGATCGATGGATAAAGCGATTGAAATGATCAATATTGCCGCCAAAGCGGGAGTGGATGCCATTAAATTTCAAAAGAGAAATTTAAAAGCGCTTTATAGAACGGATGCCTTGTCAAATTCATCAAAAGAATCACATAGTCTTGGAGTCTATATTCCAATTCTATATCAATGCGAACTCAGCGAAGACAACCATAAAAAAATCTTCGATGAATGTCATAAAAAAGGAATTGCATATTTATGCAGTGCATGGGATATCCCCAGCGTGGATTTTTTAGAAAGGCTGGGAGTAAGGGCATACAAAATCCCCAGCGCATGTTTCAGTGATATATTTCTTATCAAACGTGTGATTGAAACGGGAAAACCTATGATCCTCTCTACGGGAATGCATTCTGAAAAAGAGATGGATGATCTTATTCCCGAATATCTCGCGATGGACAGCAAAAATCATTTGAGACCGGGCATTGCCCTAATGCATTGCATTTCATCTTATCCAACGGATAATAAAGACATCAATCTTGGATTCATGATTAATATGAAGAAAAAGTATGATGTGCCGATAGGATATTCCGGCCATGAACGCGGCATTCCCACTTCTGTGGCAGCAGTGGCTATGGGTGCCAATTTGCTGGAAAGACATTTTACGCTGGATAGGACTCTGCCGGGTCCAGATCATTCCGCCAGCATAGAACCGCATGGTTTGGAAACACTTGTAAGACATGTAAGAGCCGTAGAAGAAGCTATGGGATCTGAAAAAAAGGTCAATCAAGGAGAAAAAGTAGCCAGAGAAATTTTGGGTAAATCTTTGACATGGGCCAGGTCTTATTCCATTGAATCCGAGAACATCATAGAAGAAAAAAGTTTTTGCGCGACCAGTCCAGGTTACGGCATTCCTCCAAATGAAGCAGATAAATTTTTTGGATTATATTTAAGACATAATGTATGGATGGGGGAAAAAGTTGAGCTGACTGATTTCATGGAAGCTGATTTTATAATGTCTGAAAAAATGGCGATGCCGATATGATGCGATGCGGCCTCAAAGCCAGGCCTTACGATATAAAAACAGTCATTTCCTTAAACCCGGAAGTGGTGGAAATCCATGCATCAAGCGATGATATGGTTCAAGATATAACCGATTCTTATAATCTGCCTTTGATCGTTCATTTTCCAGAATACGATGGAACTGAATTGATGGATTCATCGAGTTTAGATGAAAGTAAAAGGCTTAGAGCTGAGCGATTTTATAATAATTGTTTTTCGATCACCAGAAAATGGGGGGAAAACTTTAAGGGGAAACCTAAAGCGATTCTTCATCCTGGAGGATGGTCGATTGATCCGACAAAATCATGGGAAAAACATTATATAAGGCAGGCTTTGAAAAAAACTTTGAGAGGATTGAACCACACAGGCGTGGATTTCTTGATAGAAAACATGCCCCCTAAACCGTGGTTTTATGGCGGGCAATGGTATTGTAATATCCTGATGGAACCCGTGGAAATACTCGATTTTTGTTTGACCACTGGACGCGGCTTATGTTTGGATTTATGCCATGCTTTCCTTTGGTGTCAATTCGTAAATTATGACATCATTCAATTCGTTAAAAAGGTTAAACCGGTCACGGCTCATATTCATATATCCGATGGAAAAGGAACCGATGGAGAAGGTATCCAAATAGACGAGGGAGATATGCCGATGGCTCAATTAATTCAATTGATTAAAGAATGGAACGTGGGAGTGGTTCCCGAGTGTTGGTGGGGCCATAAAAACAATTATGGCGGATTCAGAACGGCATGGTCTAGAATATCTGCTCATGCCGGGATCAATTCATTTTTCCCTGAAGGATCAAATGGCAACAGAACTTGATGAAACCAGTCTGATATCCAAATTGGCTGATATAGATTCAGAGATCGCCACCATCACCGATACCCTGGGAACCAGCGGGACCGGAGGCGTCCAATATACAGATTATAGTATCGGCAATAAATCGGTCTCTGGAAGCAAAAGACTTGAACTTCTGATCAAGATTCGAGAGCATTACCAGGGACTTTTAGAAAAGGTCCCCAAAATCATTCGGCGCGATACCGGATATGAAATTGAGGATCGAACAGGCGCGCCTTTATATCAGCAAATTGGCGATGAATAATTGAAATTAAAGGAGGATCAAATGATTGAATTAAACTTCGAGAATTTATCGATACCTATTCCATCAAAAGAAGAAATTCATTCCAACATGTCGCAGATGGACGTACAAGATACAAATAATGAATTTTTTAAAATTGAAATGGAACTTCATGATATGCTCAAAGGAATGACGTTAGAACAAAGACATAAAATTAATGATATAGTCAAGAAATTTATCGACGAAGAATAAGTCATGTCTTTATCAGATGATACTGCTGATTTGCTTGATACCGCCTTATGGGGAGAATTGGTGACGATTCGGCGTAACACGCCGGTTTATGATGATATAGGAACTGAAACCGATTCATCCGGCTGGGCCACCGTCACCACAGCCAATGCTGATATTCAACCGATATCGGGTGGTATGAATCAAGGCGAATTAGGAGAAAAGGTGATTTCTACTCACGTCATATTTTTTGGCAGCGGTATAGATATCATTGAAGGCGATAGAATCAGACAAAGCGGCTGGTCTACTGGAGATGATGAATTCACGGTCAATAAAATCAATTCTCATGATGATCATTCAGAAGCGCTCTGTTCGGTTGCAAGGGGACATTCCTAATGTCTGTAGAATTCGATGAGATCAGATTAAAGAATCTGCTCATGAAATTAGGAAAGATCGGCAGCGAAGTTGTTCCGATCCTTCAGAATGCCGTGGATGTTGGGACGGCGATGGTCCAGAAACATGCTAGAGAAGGACATTTTCAAGTGGGGACCGGCATTGGATCATCTAAAAAAGCATTGGACAGTTTTATGATATTTACAAATCCCGATGGAACGCCAAGGTTCAAAATCAGGACCGGAAATCTAGTAAGCTCTATACAAGCCACACCTTCTAGAAAAAAAGGGTCTTCTGTGGAAGGAGAAATAAATGTCGGCCAAGAATACGCGGCTGCGGTCGAATATGGAGCACCCGGTAGACAGCCATTTCCATTCATGCGTCCTGCTTTGGAAGAAACCAAGCATCCTTGGATTAAGGAATCTGCCGATCGGATAGAAACCTGGCTTAAAAAATACGATGAAAGAAGTTGAAGAGGAACTTTATAAATCTTTGAGAGACGACGATGATCCCAATGACGGCATTCCGGCGCTCCTGGGGAACACATCCACGGCGCCTTATAATGTTTATCATTCTCATCTTCCAGAAAGCGTTGATTTTAGGCAGGATGATGATCATAGTTTCATCACATATTTCCTCGTTTCTTCTATTGGAGACCAGGATCAACATGATAGAAGTGGCACAACGCTCGAACAACTTTATCAATTCACCGTATGGTCAAGATACTTATCCAAGATGCACGATATCCACGCCAGGATCAAACTTAGACTCAACAGGAAATGGAAAGTATCTGATCCAACGGAAAATGCCGTGATTCATCAGGTAAGGTTCGAAGCGGACGGCCCTGAAACATGGGACGATGATTTTAAGGTATTCACCAAGCCTGCGACATATAGAGTATGGGTGCGCGATGACAACATTGGTTGATCAAACAGTCAGGATAGACAGGCAGCAAAAAGAAAAACATGCCGGCCAATATAAGGATGTTTATAAGCCTTTTGCCGATTCTGTCTGCGATATCGATTTGAGCGAGAAAGATTCTGGATGTCGTGTCAGGTTCCAGAACCGTGTAGAACTGAATATAGACGATAGGATCATCTTTGATGAATTCGTCATAACCATTCGCCGGATCATGCCGAATGGTGCATTCCCCCAGGCTGATGGAAACCTTGATATACTGGAATCACAGCTTCTCAAGATGGAAAAATCGGGCATTAGAATAGAAAAAGGATTTCCATTAAAAACAATTGATAGAGATCCTATCGCCGATCAGGTAATGGATGAATGGGTTGGAACATATGCCATCAATATAGCAGAACATTATCACGAAATAAAATCCGGCAGGCATATAGGCGAATTTGAAAATATAGCCAAAAGGAATGTTCCGGCGGTATGCGTGGGAGCCGGCCCGAGTTTAGATAAAAATATCGATGAACTTCATAGGTTCCCAGGGATCATTATATGCGCGGATAGGGCTTATAAAATGCTTCTAGCCCGTAAAATAGAACCGGATATAGTGATCAGCATTGATTGCCATTATGAGCTGGTGGCGGAATATTTGAATCATCCGTGGAACGAGCGCCACACGCTTATCCTCAACGTTTGTGCTGATCCGAAAATATGCGATATATGGAAAGGCCAAAAATTTTGGTTCATCATGATGCATCCAGGCGTGCAATTCATGGATAGGATCCTTCCCGTTCTTTTCCCAAAATTTCAGGGTCTCATCAATGCCGGCTGCGTAGGGAATTCGAGTGTTCTTTTAGCCGATAGAATGGGATTGGATCCCGTATTTTTGGTGGGACAGGATTTTTCATATACAGGGGGAAAGGTCCATGCCGATAGGTTTGAATTCGATCAACATAGCGGCGAATTCAAGGGAAAGATACAAGACAATCATGCTGAATTGTTGGCGAAACGATCCGGGAAAATAGAGATAAACGGCATTCAAACTTATGTGCCGTTTAAAATGTATATGGAAACAATGTATGCGCTCAGAGAATCAATGAAAATAAATGTGATCAATTGCACGGAAGGCGGCATCCTGAACCGCCTCCCCCAAAAAAACTTGAAAACGACGATCGATGAACTTTGGGCCAGCACCAATGGGATTTATCTTGATGTAAAAGAAAAATTGAAACTTATGCGCCATTCAAAAGGCGCATGGAAGCAATAATCTATTTGAGGAGGAATATAAAATGGCCATAGAAAAACAAAATCTTCTGCTTGGCTTGGGAGAATTATACTTCAAAAGAAAAAATGACGCATCTGGCAAATATAGGCGCGTCGGAAACCTGAAAGGAACGGTAACTTTTTCTTATGAATATGATGTGGCTGAACAAAAGCCGGGCGATAGGTTGACCATAGCTAAACGCGTTAAAACTGCTGAAAGATGTTCATTGGTGGCTGAGGTGGCGGATTTTACGGTGGCTCAGCTTATACCAGTATTAGGGCTTACCATATCAACATCACAACTCACTGGCACCACAACGATCAGGATCCACGAACAACTGACATTGGGCGCGAGCATTACGACCACCACGAACCTTGCGCAAAGTGCCGTCAGCATCACCAGTCAAGAATACACCAAACTTGATCAAAGCGTCAGGTACACGAGAGGAACGAACTTGACCGCAGCCATCGCCAAAATCAGGCATCTGAACGCATCTTTAAACAGCGCCGTGATCAATGTGTATTATGATTACAAAGACACCAATTCGCTCAGGGTGCGGGTGGGCGATGACAAAGATCTTGAAGAGGTCGACTTGAAATTCGTTCACAAAGATGGGAATGGAAAATTCATTCAGATTGAAATCCCCATTGCCACAATAGCCGGCGGCTTATCGATTCCGTTCAATGAAACGGCATTTACCACTTATGGGATTACATTTCAGGGGCTTGGCAGCACAACGGCTGGCCCTGGATTGAGCCTGTTCAAAATAATTAGGGAGGTATAATGGCTGAAGAACCTATCATCAAAAAAAATGGAAACAAACCGGATCCATTCGATCCTGAAATAGGGGAAACGTATGTCATAGCAGGCAGGAAATTGAAGCTGCGTCCTCTCAATTCGATCAAGTTAAAACGCCTGTTTAAGAGACTTGAAGAATCGCTTGATGATTTTGCTTCATCGAGTGCGGGCAAGAAATTTTCAGATATAATCAACTTGGCTGATGAAAGATATTTTGAAATGCTTCAAATTATATTTTCGCCCGATCAATTTGAATTCTTAACCAAACAATTCGTGGATGAAAATATAACCTTTCCTATGCGCAAGAGGATCGTAGAGGATTGCATAAGATTGAACGAGTTGGAGGATTTTTTATCCAAGATCGGCATCGCGATCCCGGCGATGTCGGAAAAAAACAAGACGGGATAGGATGGCCCGGGATGTACCATGCGCTCATGTCCGCATACGGCTGGACTATAGCGGAAATCAATGAGCTCACATATCCTCAAATTAAGGCTCTCATGCCTTATATCACGGAAAATCCTCCAACCCATATTCTTCTAAAAGCCCTTATTCAGGCTTTCGCTGGATCGAAATATGCTTCTGAAAAAGATTCCTCATTGATGATAAACTCAAAATTGAAACACATGGGAGATCATGTCGCATTTAAAGAAGTTAAATCAAAGATTCGTGATACGGTAAAAAGCATGGTCGTAAAAAAAACCGGCAAAAAATTAAAATGATATGGCGATAATTGGAACATTAACAGCCGTTTTAATAGCTGAAACGAAAAATTTTAGCGCGAATCTCAAAAAAGCATCGGAGGACGTTTCGGGTTTTGCGAGCAAAACCAGAAAATTTCTATTAGACCATAAAATCCTTATAGGTGCGGCTGTCACTGGATTGGTTGCATTCACCGTCAAAGCTATAAAAGAATTCGGCGAAGAAGAAAAAGCAATTGTCGCTCTTACCCAATCGCTCAAAAATCAGGGGATTACCAGTTTGGCAGTGGTTGAAGATTTGAAACAATATGCTTCAAGCCTTCAAAAAATAACGACATTTTCGGATAACTCCATCCTTTCAATGCAAACCCAATTAGTCACTTTTGGACTTACTGGAGATGCTCTCAAAAAAACCACGAAAACGGCCCTTGATTTTGCTGCCGCCACTGGAACAGATTTGACACAATCGGCGAAAATACTTGGGAAAGCATTCGTCGGCGTTACGGGAGAGCTCTCTCGTCATGGCATTATAATCGATGAAAACATTCCCAAAAATCAAAAATTCAATGCAATCTTAAAACAACTTGAAGAAAGGTTCGGCGGGCAAGCGGAAGCAGAAAGGAATACGACCCTTGGCCAATGGAAGGCATTGAACAACGTATGGGAAAACACGATGGGTATTATTGGAGGTTTAGTCGGCGGACCTTTGACAAAGTTGGCGGAAATATCGGCTAAACAACTTGAAAAAGTAAACGAGTCAATTCCTATTTTAAAAGAATTTTCTGTAGAAATACTCCAGCAACTCGGGAAAGAATTCAAGCAACTCGCAGAGGATCATAACGAATTCGCAAGAGATTTCACCAATACCATGAAAGCCTTAATATCAAAATCTACCGGCGTACTGGGATTCCGTTTGGAAATGCAGAGAACGGCCCAGGTAACTGGAAGAAGTTGGGACGTTATTGAAGGAGGCGCTAAGGAGGTTACAGGTTCGATTAAAGAACAATCTGAACAAACGAAAAAAACTGCCGTTGATTGGGAAGCTCTGCAACAAAGAATAATCAATGCCACTATCGTCACTACTGAAGACCTCAGATCGGAATATCTTAAAAGAACGGATGCGGCCAATGAATCATTTGAAAATACGGCCAACTTTTCACAACAATTTGCCGTCCGTATGGCTGAAGATACCAAATCATGGAACACTATCGGCATCGACGCCATATTTAAATTTCGAGATGCTTTTGCTTCCGGCATGGCCGATATGATATTAGAAGGCGGCAAGTTTAAAGATGCGATGGAGCAAATAGGCAAGGATATATTAAGGATCTTCATCGAAGAAGTAATTAAAAGAATGGTTGCTGCATGGATTACGGCAATGGTTCAAATGGCGGTTGCACAAGGATTAATAAGCGGAGCAGGAGCAGCAGCAGGAACAGAAGGAGCAGGAGCAGGATTGATCGCTCTAGGTCTACCTGTTGCCATTATTGCAGCTATCGCCTTATTAGGTGGACAAGCAATTACCGGACATGGAACATTCGGTGAATTTACCAGAAGGGGATTCGGAGGAAGAAGCGAATCTGGAAGGAGGAAAGAAGGAATTCAAGCTGCTGCTGAAATATTCCGGGCCAAGATGAACAAACCTCTAAACATGCCCAGGATGGTAAGGGAATGGCTGCAAAACAGGGACCCGGATGTATTATTTCGCATCATGTCTGAAGAAGCAGGCACTGGTCCAGAATTTGCGACAAAGTGGCTGCCCACGGTTATAGAAAGAATTGAAGCGGGCGACACGGCTGCAAGGATAGTTGATATTCTCACACATGGCCACTATGGGCCTCTTTTGGCCGCCGCTGCTCATGGAGCTATCATAAGAGAACCTGCTATTTTCAGAACGCTCAGATCAGGAAAAATGGGGATCATGGGAGAAGCGGGTCCTGAAGCCATAATTCCACTGGGCGGGAGAGGAATGGGGATCACCAATTTAAACATCACGATTTCAGGACAATTCGTCGAGGCCGATGAAGCCAAATGGGATAGATTGATACGGGCCAAATTGATACCGCAAATCGATAGGATCAACCATAAGCGAAGGACGGGTATCATCTGATGTCGACCGCGGCATTGACCAACGATACCACCCCAACTTTGAATTGGGCCGATGTTTCCGGCGCTAATAAATATCACGCTCAAATATCTCAAGACGCCGATTTTTCATCCATCACGATTCAAGATAATACATTAGCGACCAGCACGTTTACTCCTGGATCTGCTTTGACGGATCAGAAAAAATATTATTGGCGATGGAGATCATCCACGGATGGCGGAGCTACCTGGAGTGTCTGGAGCGAAAAATACTCCTTTTGGCTTGATTCATCATGGTCAACTACTATTACTCCAACGACATGGATGTTGGTGAATGCATCGGATATCACAGACACCTATTCTTTTGATGCTTATCCAGAACATTCTATCTTGGAAGATCAGATCCTAAGGAGCAAACGCAGGAACCTTGCGGGAGATCTATTGACTGAAATAACCACGGTAAAAGCCACAATAAATTTAATCCATGACGGAGCATTCATGACCGAAGCTCAACGAAATGAAATCCTGAGATTTTATCACATGACGCAAGGATTTTATCTTCTAGCGGCGATTGATAACGGCGTAGAAGGCGTAGAAAAATCATGGAAATGCGTTTTTTCAGAAGCCCCGGAATTCAATATGCTCGCACCCGGGCGAGAAGATCATTACAGAACAACTTTGACAATAGAGGAAGTTTGAAGCATGCCCACAAATAATGCCGATTGGATTCAACCACAAAGTTTGCCTGCCAAGAAACGGGATAGGAGCTCATGTCTTTCCCCAAATTATTTCGCTGCACCTCAATATACGATCGTTGAATTTCTAAAACAAGTGGATAACAAGCTGGATGTCAGGCCTATTGAAAAAATCATCCTTAAACTGGATTCAGGCGATATCGATATCACATCAAATTATGAAAGCGGCGCCACCATAGAACACACCAAAGAAGAATCGCCCAATGAAATAGAATCAAGCGATTTAATGCTTACGTTCAATAATTATGATGACACCTTTACGGAATTCAAAGCTGGCACGAGCTTGGATGGCGAAATCTACCATGACAAAAAATTGGAATTTTATGCTGGTTTCAAACTGCCGGATGGTACCAAAGAATATAACCTCCAAGCCAGCATGTATGTCACTGAGCTTTTATTTGATAGCGCTTCTTCCAGAGTGACGATTCATTGCCAGGATAAAATAAGGCGGTTGATAGATGGAACCATCAATATAAAACCAGCCGGGATGATACCTGTTGCGGCAGCAGGAAACGTCGGCAACGGCACGGTGACGGATGTGGCCATAAAGCCTTTTTCTACGGTTGCCGAAAATTGGACATTGACATGCACGACAGGCGGCGCGGATGGAGCGGCTATCTTTGACGTGGTGGGATCGGTGTCGGGCGATATAGGAGATGCCACAAGCGGTACTGAATTCACGACAGGGAACAAGGTTAAATTCACCATTTCGGCTGGCAGTACAAACTGGGCCATAAATGATGCATTCACATTTTCAACGGTTCAAATGATGGAATATAACACCGTTAACCCGATAAAGATCATATGGTCCGTTCTGACAGGCGTTAATTATGATAGTGGGGTCAACGAATCATGGAAAACCAGAACGCCAGAATTTTCTTCTGATAAAACGTCTGGGAACCCAGATTTAGATCCTGAATCATTTGAACGGGCCGCCAACAAAGCATATTTCAATCTGAAAGGATATGTTGATTGGGATAAAGAATTGGCCGAACTGCTTGAAGAAATATCCACCAATTTTTTGGGATCCGTATATTCCACGCCTGAAGGGAAATTAGCTGTTGATTGGAATGCGCCAATTTTCGGCCAATCCAATGTGAAAACATTCTCAAGCTCAAATAAAAACATGGAATTTTCTTATAACAGGGACATCGCGAACGTGGTGAACTATGCTGCAGTCAGATATAAGAAACGCGATTCATGGGACTGGGAGGATGTTGATTTTGTTTATGACGGATTTTTTCAAGCCTCAAATTCCGCGTCTATCACCAACTATGGCAGGATCTCTAAAAATATAACGACGAGGTGGCTCGAAGCGAACGGCAACCAAGCTCAGGAAATTGCCAATAGATTGGTGAATAGATATTCACAACCGCCCGTTATCGTCGAATTTGAAACAGGATCTGATGCAATATTAACGAGGATAACGGATAGGATTTTGCTCACAGATGCAAAAGCCAACATAACAAATCAAATCGCCGAGGTGATAAAAACCGAAAAGAGTTTCTCAGAGAGGCCGCGCACCACCAAGATCACGGTCCTATTTGAGGAAGAGGTGCAATGGGGATTCCTGGGAAGTACAGCTATTGAAGGAGATGGATTATCGCCACAAGAGCGGGATTATGACGACGCTTCGGCCAATGACAGAAGGTTCGCCTATGTAGGGACGCCCGGGACTGTCGCTTTGACGAACACATTCCATATGACCCATATTTATAACGGGAAAAATTTGCCTCAAAACGAATCTCCTGCCTGGACTAGAACAACGAGTAGCTTAAATATTAATACAGAAGCCGTTGCGAATGGAATCCTGTCTCTTGACGTGACCAGTATTAATCCTGGAATTACCACGGGGAGTCTGGCATATCGATATCCACCTCAGAACTTCAATGGAACATCATTGGAATTCGGCATAATAGCGGATTTTGCTAATCTAGCGAATGATTCCACTGTAGATTCTTTCGCTATCAGTGTTCCTACATCTCAATCCGGGGATGGTTATCGAATCGTCATAGGATCGACTGAAATATATGTAAACACATCTCCAGGAGGCGATTTTACTCATAGCGGAATGGGTAGGGGCATTTATAAATTTGTAGTTTTTGATACTGATAAAATATATGCGATCAAAGACGGCGTCCTGCTTGGCAGCGCGACCCATAATTTTACGGGGATCTCCATTGGATGGCGAATGAGCATCGTTTCAAAATTTAATAGCAATGTTTCTGCCAACATAGAAAAAGCCTGGGTAAGGAATTTCGGAGATACGGATTTGGATGTCCCGAATTATAGGATGTTTTGATGAAAACCAAATTGATTGAACGAAGGAAAGTTATTAAAATTTCATGCTATCGCGAAACCAAATTTGCTGATTCAGCTGATGATCCTGGTTGGATCAAAAAAATGAAATCCGAAAAAAGGGAATGCATATTCGGATTTGATAAAATCATGCCAGCATGTCAAGAATGCCGTTGGTTTTATATGCAGAAAATAGACGATGGATTCGGCAGGGCACTCATCGTTGATAGAGAAATTGAAAATGTAGACATCGATAAACTCATCAATGAATATTCTAAAATGGATACAATCATGATATCGGAATCATTGAAAGAAGACTCGGGAGGACGTTGAATTGTCGACATATACAGATCAGACGGCTGAATACGATTATAAAGACTTGATAACCTGGCAAAATTTGGATCAGGGCGCTGAAAATGCCAACAAACATGAAGAGATTCTAACCGGCGTCGATACGACTCAAATACTTAAATCGCTCGGAGCAGTTGGAACTCCAGGTTATTCTTTCACGGGAGACGCGAACACGGGCATGTGGTCTTCGGCTGCCGATACGCTTAGTTTTTCCACGGCTGGAGTCAAAGGCTTGGAAATAGATTCTGCCGGCATAATAACAAAACCGCTTCAATCATCATTCCTCGTAACGGCTCCCAGCAATACGGCCAATGTAACCGGCAATGGAACGATACATACAATTGAATATGACACGGAAATATATGACCAAAATGCAGATTTCAATTCAGGAACTTATACATTTACGGCGCCTGTGACTGGAAGATATTTCTTAAATGCGTCCGTTATAATGGCCACATCAACCGGTGACGGTCAGACAAATGCCGTATTTCGCGTTGTGACATCGAACAGAACTTATAGAGTGAGAAAAGACCAGGTTGAAAACACTCTCAATCATCAACATATAAATGTCTTAGCTGATATGGATGCGAACGATACCGTCACATGTACGATAGAGATTTCGGGTGGCACACAGATAGCTGAAGTAGACAATGACGCGACGTATTCTTATTTTTCAGGCTCTTTGATAAATTAAGGAGAGAAAAAATGGCTTTTACATTTAATAGGATCTTCACCGATATGGAAGAAAAGATATTAAAAGATCGGATCATCGGAGAGCCCGTGGATTGGATCAATGGAGCAATAGATGGAAAATTAAATAATTCCTTAAAAGCTCTAGCATCCAGAAGGCGCAAAGAACTTTTAGAATCAGGCGCTTTGACTGTACCTGCTAAAGATATAGATCTAGCTAAAGATGCTTTTTCCGATCCTGGTTATAAAAATGCGAAGACTAGAACGGAAATACCGATTCGATGAACGCGATCTCCATGTTTAGCGCTCCTAAAGAATTAGAATGGATCATATATGTTTCCGGCCTGTTCACGATTGGCGGGATTGGATTTCTGATCAAAGAAATAATTCAATCAATTGTAAGGTTTTATTTCTCAAGACAATATAAGAACGGATCAATAGATAGGAGAAGAGAAACCGACGGTTATGTTCATGATATGATCTTAACGCAAAAAGAAATACTTAATTCTTTGAACCTCATGACAAACATAACCCGCGAAATGGGACATATCCAACGCACCAATATGGAAACATTGACGGCGAAATTTGAAACATTGATCCAAGTTTTTGCTAACCAAAATAAATGATCACTCTTATTGAACGCATTAAAAATTGGATATATGAAAAGAGAAGGGACCGCCAGAGACAACCGGAGATTGTTCCTCTGGAGAATGATTCCATAAAAAACTGGAAAACGATTAAAATTGTGGAAATGATCGAATTGCCCATCATCAAGCCGATTTCATTTGTCGCCGAATATATCGTTTTGCATCATTCTTTGACCAAAGATAATATCACCGTCAACTGGAATGCAATAACAAGGTTTCATCTTGCACAAGGCTGGAGCTGGAACGGTTACCATTTTGGGATAGAACGGATCGGCGAAGAATATAAAATCATGGCCGGAAGGCCGATGAATTATGAGGGAGCTCATGCCAAAGAAGGCGGCATGAATAAAAAGAGTGTGGGGATCTGCATGATCGGCAATTTTGATCTGGAGCCTCCGCCCGAGAAACAAATGTTCCTGGCTATGATGCTTGTTAAAAAGATTCAAAGTGTTTGCGGCATCCAAAACAAAAATATCATCGGCCATAGGGAGGCTCAGGCGATAGGAGGTGTCCCTGCAGATAAGCGCAAAACATGTCCTGGCTTGAAATTTTCAATTTTGGATTTCAAAAGAAATTTGGCCAAGATATCATGAAGGTCTCTCCTATTGAAGAAGAACTGGCCTTCCTGATGAAAATTAAAGACATAGATCAACCGATTCGAGAATATTGTTTTCATCCATCTAGGAAATGGAGATTTGATTTCGCTTGGGTTGGAGAAATGGTCGCTGTTGAATGCGAAGGCGGCCAGTGGATCGGCGGCAGACATACCAGACCGACCCATTTCGATGATCAATGCGAGAAGTATGCCGAAGCTGCTGTGATGGGTTGGGCGGTTTTAAGGTTCACACCCAAAATGATCAAAAATGGAGTTGCAACGGAAATGATAGAAAGAGCTCTTAAAATTAGGGAGAAAAATCATGAGAAATATTTCGATCGCAATTTGCTTGATCTTAATGTTAGCGCTAAAGGCAGCAGCAACTGAGTTGAAATTTGAAATAAAAGGAATGACTTTGATCCTTCCTTTTCAAAATATCGAAGCAGGCTACCTATATGATTTCATCAATGCTGAAAATTTGGCGGGAGCGGAAACCTCTTTTTGGAGGATAAACAAGATCAATTTGGTCGGCACATTAGGATCAGCCAAATCAATCGATTCCCCGGGTTCTAAAGCTATGGCATATCTGGGGGCACATATAAATACACCGGAGGATTTGATTAAAAAATCTTTTTCTTTTGGCGTATGGGGCGCATATGATTTTAATGCCAATGGCAAGGAACGTGATTTTTTATCTTCACCCAAAGATGATCCGAATCGAAAACGATGGCGTGCTGGAGTGAAAGCCTCTATTCCTTTCGGCTTAGGAGAAAAATAATGCAAACAAATTGGATAGCGAACATTGCTTTTAAAAAAGGCGTCAAGATAGCAATTGAAACATTCATTAGTTTCTTGATTGCACTCGAACTTCAAAAAATGGGCGTATCAATAAATATTGATGAGCAAACAGTTACAATCTCATTGACGATTTTCATAACGGCTATCCTTGAAATAGCGCGAAACTGGATGAAAATTAAATTGAAGGGAGGAAAATTGGGCTGGTTGTCTAAAATAATATAATTTGATATTTAAGGATGTGATTTCAAAACCCCGGAATTTTCCGGGGGTTTTTTTATTTCATATGACGACAAAAGATTTCCATGCGTGGACAAAAGAAGAACTTATCGCAGAAGTAATGCGATTAAGGAAGCGCAAGAAATACGGTTTAGTTTGGGAAGATAAACCTGAAGACATCTCAGAACTTTGTAAAACAAAATTACCTGTTTTGGCGGAATCTACCGATAAGGAAGTTTCGTTCAATACATCTACACCAACCAATATTCTGATTGAAGGAGAAAATTATCATGCCTTATCAGTTTTAAATTACACGCACAAGGGAAAGATCGATGTCATTTATATCGATCCACCTTACAATACCGGAGCAAAGGACTGGAAATACAATAACAACTATGTCGACATAAATGACAGTTACCGTCATAGCAAATGGCTCAGCATGATGTCGAAAAGATTGCAGCTTGCAAAAAATTTGCTTACACATGACGGCGTTTTAATTTGTGCCATTGACGATAATGAATTTCACCATTTGGGCACACTTTTGGAAGAGATTTTTTGGGGTTGGGAGATTCATTGTGTTACGATTGTGCACAACCCCAGAGGTATTCAGGGGGCAAATTTTTCATATACGCACGAATATGCCTACTTTGTATTTCGGAAAAACCAAAAAGTAATTGGTCATCGCAAAATAAACCGAGAAGACATAGACTGGCGCAATCTCCGCGCCAACGGTGGAGAATCGTTAAGGACAGGTGCAAGAAATTGCTTTTACCCAATTTTAGTTAAGGAAACCAATTCTAAGAACTAAAAAGACAACAAATGGATTTGAAATAAAGATAGGAAAAGACTTTGGTATGGTAAGAACTGTTTGGCAAGACAGCCGGTATGATGCTAACGAGTATGGAACAAAATTGGTTCATTCTTTGGTTCCAGGCACTGATTTTGATTTTCCTAAATCAGTATTCAATATATATGACTGTATTGCGCCTATTCTTTACAAAAGGAAAAATGCGGTTGTTTTGGATTTCTTTGCTGGATCTGGAACGACCGGGCACGCAGTTTTAATCCTCAATAAAGAGGACAAAGAAATTGGGTATATAAATTTCATCCTTTGCACAAACAATGAAAACAAAATTGCTGAGGATGTCTGTTATCCACGAATCAAAAAGGTTATAAAAGGTCACAAAGATTATCCTGAGCTCACCAATATCCCGGCCAATCTGAAATATTTCCGCACGGATTTTGTTGATGCTGAACCCACGAATAGAAACAAACAGAAACTAACCAGGAAGGCAATCGAAATGCTTTGCTTCAAAGAAGGAACTTTTGAAAAAGTAATAAGTAAAAAGAACTTTAAAATATTCCGCAATTCAAACCATTTTACCGGTATCATATTTGATCCTCTTCAAATTCCCGAATTTAAAAGCACAATATCGAAAATAAAGGGATCAATAAGTGTCTATATCTTTTCGCTTGGCGGAGATTTGTATGAGGATGAATTTGATGAGCTCAAAAGTAAAGTGACCCTATCCCCGATACCCGAAGCCATCCTGCGGCTGTATAGGAAGATTTTTAAATGATTCAAAATGACGGAGCTTCTTAATGATGGAGCTTCTTATGGTTCGTGAACCGTAGAAAATTTGTCCATCCAGATCAAATCTTTCCCAATAACCAATTCTTTCATTTTTGAAATCTATATCGCCTATGCCCGAATGGCCCAGGTGCAATTGCCCGGATGACCCGGGTGCAATTGCCCGGATGGCCCGCGTGCAATTGGCCGGATGCCCCGGGTGCTTTGGCCCAAATGGCCCCAAAATGCCCACAGATAACCCCCAGAATAGCCCAGATAGCCCCAGAATAGCCCCAGATAGCCTCAGAATAGCCCCAGATAGCCTCAGAATAGCCCCAGATAGCCTCAGACATCGTTCTTCGTTTCACGCTCGAGACAACAGCATGACCACCCATATTGTTTTCCTTAAGGCCAAGCTAAGGATATCAAAGAGAGAAATATTTTAAAATACCACTTGACATCCTTTTGCAATCATGCTAAACTATCATTATGAAACAAAATTCTTTGACTGAAAAACGAGCAGCCGTGATAGTGCGCATGAGTCGAGAAGAAAAGAACAAACTCAATAATCTGGCAAAATGCGAACGGATGAGTGTAGCGGGTTTTATCAAATGGTTAATCGGGAAATTTGAACGTGGCCTGATTAATTGATTTTTTTTGTAAAAAAAATGATTTAAAATTGCAATCAAAAAGGAGACTAAAAATGGAATCCAAACGGAGGACAAAATGAAAATCTGCGAAAAGTGCGGGGAAGAAATCGGAAGCGGGGATGCGGATACCTTGTGCGCGGACTGTGACGAAGCACAAGCGCGTGGGCGGAGGAATGTGCAGGCCCGCGCCAATCGGCGGGCTCGGGAAGCGGTACTCAGGGAGCTGAGCCTTGTGAAGGTTCGGGGCAAGCTGGGCGGGACTTACTGGGAATAGAAAGGCGTCTCAGTCGGTAGGTATAAAACCATAGGCTCCTTTTTTTAGGGGCTTTCCTGGCCAACGTTGTGCGTCGTAGAAGTCAGTTTGATCGCAAAAGATCAAAAAGAAACCAAATGCTTAAAAAGGAAATCAAATGATTGAAAGAGAAAATCGATATATTTTAAAAGAAACATTAGATGAGGCACAATCTTCTGTCGGATCTGTACATTTGAGCGAAAATGGTCAGACATTGGTAACTGGAAGCGTTGACAAGAAAGTGCGAATATATCGACTTGAGAATAAGAAATATGCATTGAAGGAAGAATTAAACCAGGCGCAAAGCTATATTTGGTCTTTGCATATGAGCGGAGATAGTCAGACACTTGCAAGTAGAAGCGCCGACGGAAAAGTGCAGATATATCGACTCCAAAATGGACAATATGAATTGAAAGAAACATTGAATGAGACCGCGGTTTTTGTCCGAGCTGTGCATGTGAGCGGGGATGGGCGGATCCTTGTGAGCGGAAGTGATGATGGAAAAGTGCGGGTATACCGGCGCCAAAACGGGCAGTATATGTTGAAAGAAACATTGCGTGAGGCGAAAGCCTCTATTTGGTCTGTGACTATGAGCAGGGATGGCCAAACGCTTGCGAGCGGAGGCGATGACAAAAAAATGCGAGTGTACCGCCTTGAAAATGATTGGTACACATTGAAAGAAACGCTGGATGAAGCACGGGCTCCTATTTGGTCTATACATATGAGCAGAGCTAGCCAGACACTTGTGAGCGGAAGTTATGACGACAAAGTGCGAGTGTATCGATTTAAAGACAAGCGGTATGTGCTAAGAGAAACATTGGATGAGGCAGAAGTCTCTAACCTAACTGTGTATATGAGCGAAGATGGCCAGATATTTGTGAGCGGAAGTGCTGACGATAAAGTGCGGGTATACCGCTTTGAAGGCGGGCGATACGCATTGAAAGAAACGTTGGATGAAGCGTGGGGTCCTATTTGGTCTGTGACTATGAGCGGGAATGGCCAGACACTTGCGAGCGGAAGCTATGATAACAAAGTGCGGGTATATCGATGCGTCTAAACACGTAACCGGAGATAAAATGTTTAAAAAAGAAAATCGGTATGTTTTAAAAGAGACATTAAAAGAGGCACAATTTTCTATCGTAGCTGTCCATATGAGCGGGGACGGTCAGACATTGGTGAGTGGAAGCGTTGACAAGAAAGTGCGGATATATCGGCTTGAAAATGGGTAGTCAGGAAGACAGAAAATCATTTCAAAGAATATGGAATCATAGGCTGACTTTTTTAAAGAATGCGAAAAATGTTAAGACATTATTGGCGTAAATTTATAAAAGAAATGTTGAAAGGAAGTAAGATAAAAAGAAGCAATATAATTGAAATAAACGATGGAGGAGGAATATATCCATCAACAAAGAAAGTTTGGAGAGAAATTTACGGGACGCAAGAAATTCTCCACCCTGGAATGACCCTCCGCGATTATTTCGCAGGAAAGGCTTTGAGCTCATTAATTTTAGCTCCTAACCAATCAAATGCCGATCATTGTATTGATTCTCAAAATAAAAAGTTGAAACGATCAAAAGATAAGCATTGTAGTTATTGTCTAAACAAAAAACCAAGAACAAGGCAAGATTTGAGTAACGCTGCTTATTTCTACGCCGACGCCATGATTACTGCACGATCTTATATTCCAAATAGAGGGAAAATAAATGATTGAAAAAGAAAATCCATATTTTTTAAAAGATACATTAAATGAGGCACAAAAATCTGTCAGATCTGTACACGTAAGCATGGATGGCCAAACACTTGCGAGCGGAAGTACCGACAATAAAGTGCGGATTTATCGTCTTGAAAACGGGCGGTATGTATTGAAAGAGGAGTTGAATGAGGCGCAAGACAATATTTGGTCTGTGTATATGAGCGGAAGTGGACAAATCTTGATAAGCGGAAGTCTCGATAAAAAAGTGCGAATCTATCGGTTTGAAAGTGGTCGGTATGCGCTAAAAGAAACGTTGGATGAGGCAGGGGACTGTGTCTTATCCGTGCATATAAGCGAAGACGGTCAGTTGCTGATGAGTGGAAGTGCTGACAATAATGTCCGAGTGTACCATCTTGAAGGTGGGCGGTATGTGCTAAAAGAAACATTGCGTGAAGCGAAAGCTTCTATTTGTTCTGTGATTATGAGCAGGGATGGCCAAACGCTGGCAAGCGGGAGCGACGATAAAAAAGTGCGAGTATATAGGCTTGAAAATGGACAGTACGCGCTAAAAGAGATATTGGATGACGCGCAAGATTATATCATGTCCGTACATATGAGCGGAGCTGGCCAGACGCTGGCAAGCGGAGGCATTGATTATACAATGCGAGTTTATAGATTTGACGGCAAGCAATATGTATTCAAAGATATGTTCGGTGAAGCGAAAAAATATGTCATGTCTGTATGCGTGAGCGAGGATGGAAAGATTCTTGTGAGCGGAAGTGCTGATAACAAAACCCGGGTGTACCGACTTGAAAGCGGGCGATATGCGCTAAAAGAGACATTGGATGAAGCGCAAGATTTTATTCTATCTGTGCATATGAGCAGAGACAATCAGACATTGGTGAGCGGAAGCTATGATGCCAAAGTGCGAATTTATCGGCTTAGAGAAAGACCAAAAATAAGTTGATGAATCCAAAAAATGCAAACGAATTGAATGAAAGGGGGTATTTTCATGTTGAAAATAAGCGGAAACGGAAACTCTGATATCGGACGCCAAGACAGGCTGGAACTTGCCGTCAGACTTCAATTGAAATGGCGTGCAGAAAGGACAGCCAGCCTTTCAAGGAAATTAGCGGACATGCTTATTAAGAATGCTGAAAATATAGATCATCTTGGAGCAGTCGCGGCAGTGGCGCCCGGGCTGGATGATTTCATGGAAATAAGGAGGTTATGTTCCGAAATCAAAGGCTTGAAAATAATGATCCATGCCATGCGTACATGAAATGAAATCCAACAATCAAAAAAGAGCTGTTGATTTTGTGCGGAACATATAGTAAAATAATGAATATGGGAAACGGCGAGTTTATAGATCGGCCAGACAACCCGGGGCGTAAATCAACGCTTGCGGGATTTTTTTCGCCCGGCGACCGCTCGTCGTTTCCCAAAAACTAAAGCGTCGCCGGGCTATTTTTTGGCGACATGGAGAGGTGAAAAACAATGACAATTCAGCAAGAAATAAAACCACAATCAATTAAAAAAGAAATACCAGACCAGCAATTAAAAGAAATGATCGAACGAGGTATGACAGTCGTTCGAATGGAAAATGAAACGCAGCAGCAAATCGCATTACAAAAACCCAGGGACGAATCGCGCGTATCAGATGAGGCAATATTAGAACTCAAGGCTTATCCCGAATTCGCAAAGAAAGCCTATTATTCAATCCCTTATAAAGAAAGGAACGAAGGGCTGGAAAGGATCGTCATGATAGAAGGTCCCTCTATCAAAGCGGCTATGGCGCTGGCTAGGAAATGGGGGAACGCGGCTGATGCAGCCAGGATCGTGGACGAATCAGATTCTAGGATCACCGTGGAAGGCGTCTTCTTTGATTATCAGACGAACAGACGCACGCTCAGGACCAAAAGTATATCGCGGTTAGGATGGAGCAAACAGGCGAAATCAATGGTTCCATTAAGGATCGACAGGCTCAATATAGCGATTGAAGCAGGCATGTCAAAAGCCGTCAGGAACGCAATATTAGCCAGCCTCCCAGTGGGTTTGATAGAAAGATATATGGCTGAAGCGAAACGAATAGTTTCTTTGCCGAAACCGAATGCAAAATCGAAACCGGCAAAAGAAAGGATAGACGAATCAATGAATTGGTTCGTCAAACTTGGAGCCGGAAAGGATGATGTCAAAAGTTATATCAATGGCCTGGGCCTTGAAACTGATGATGATGTCGTCCAACATTTGGCCGGCCTTTATACGGCGATCAAAGATGGTCAGATAACGATAAAACAGGTATTTTCCGGCGGCGAAAACCAACCCGATGAAATCGCCAATGAGCTGCCTTTGAAAGAACCAAAAAATAAAAATGAACCCAAGATTTGAATTTGATCCAAGCAAACATGAATATAAGCTCGATGGATTGATTATCCCTCATGTGACGGGCATCCTGCGTGAAACCGGGATCATCAATTTGGATCCATATGGACCGGCCTTCTATGGAAACGGGGCGTTGGAACGTGGTCGGATCGTGCATAAAATCCTAGAATTTGAAGATAAATTTGAACTTGACTATGGATCCGTCGATGAAAGGCTTTTCGGCTATTTGGAAGGATGGAGAAGTTTTAAAAAAGATGTCGAATTCATTCCAAAGCACATCGAAACTCCGTTATTCCATCCAGCTTTCAAATATGCTTGTACCATTGACAGGATTGGAACAGCCGGAGGATTGAGACATACATGGGTCGTGGAGATAAAGACGGGAAAAGAAGATACTTGGCATGCTATTCAATTAGCAGGCCAGGAATTGATTGTCCGCGCCAATGATCTAGCCTGCAAAACTGACAAGCTCTCCAGGATAAACGTCCTATTGGATGGAATTGATGGATACAAAATTAAAACATATTCTGATCCACAAGATTATGACATTTTCATGGCTGCGCTCACAGTGGCAAATTGGAGGAAAAATCATGGAAAATAACGGTCAATTGAAAAACCTTACCCGCGTTATCTCTGAGGTGCAGAAGAATAAAAAAGAAATCAGGATAACAAACACGGAATCGTACGTTCAGCTGGCTCATCTTTTGATGAACGTAAAAAGCGCTATTGCAGCAATCAAATCATATTGGGATCCGGTCTGCAATAAAATGAACGCGGCCCATAAAGAAGCTACAACTCAAAGAGCAAGGATGATGCGCCCAATCCTGATTCTGGAAGAAGAAATCAAAACCGAAATATCGCATTGGATAACCTCTGAAAAAGAAACCAGACGGCAGGATGAAATGACTGCTGCTCTGGCTGAAAAAAAAAGGCGGGAAGACCAGCTCTTGATAGAAGCCGAAACGTTCGAAAAAATGGGAAGACATCAGGATGCATCCAGGACGATAAATATAGATATAAGCGTTCCCATGATCCCATTGCCGACCGGAATCCCCAAAATAAGCGGGATTTCCGAAACAATCATGTGGCGCTTTAAAATAACGGATCCAGAAGCCGTCCCAAGAGAATACTGCATACCAGATGAATCAAAAATTAGAAAGATCGTTTCGGCACTTGGCGAAAAAGCAAATATACCAGGCATAGAAATCTATTCCGAAACGGTCATCCGTTCAAGGGAGATGAAATGAATAAAACGAAAAAACCCTGGCGTTTATCGCCAAGCTCGATCGGAGAATTCAATAGATGCCCGAGATGTTTTTACATAGATAAGCAATTGGGCATTCCCACGCCGCGCGGGATCTTTCCATCTTTGCCCGGAGGAATAGACAGGGTCATGAAAAAATTTATGGATAAATGCAGATTTACCGGAGACCTTCCTTACGCAAATATCCAGGATTGTCCCGATTGGTTGAAGCTGTATCAAAATTCAGAAAATCTTGAACACTGGCGGAATTGGCGGACAGGATTGACTGCAAAATTAGATGACGCGATTTTGATCGGCGCCATCGATGATTTGCTTATAGGGAAAAACGTTCATTGGGTTTTTGATTATAAAACCAAAGGCGCTCAACCAAAAGAAGGCGAATGGGTGAAGTATTATCAACACCAGCTGGATTTATACGCGGTCCTCCTCTCGAAAAATGGGCTAATGGTCGGCGATAAAGCATTTTTGCTTTACATGTGGCCTACATATGTTTCTGAAGTATTCAATCAAACATTAATGAACGTTCTCTTTTCTTTAAGAATGATCGAAATGGATATATCGCTCACGCGCGGAATCGAGCTGATGAAAAAAGCCATTGCCTGTCTGAATGGCGCGCTTCCAAACCCGGCCCCTGCCTGCGAATATTGTCAATCAGCTCATGATAAATCCATCAAGAATATAGCGGAAATATCAGCAGAATTCAAAGGAGGATCAATCAAATGAAAAAACTTGCTCGTTTAATGGTTCCATTGGTTTTTACGATCGGCTGTAGTATGATCGGATGTGCCGTAAAACAGGGCACTCAATATGGCTCGATCGATAGATTCTTCAACTGGCTTGATGGTAAACCATCGTTCGAGGAGGTAGCGACCGCCAAAAAGACGCGAAGAGAATCATATCTGACCGCAAACCCGAAAATGCCGGATGTTTTCAAAGATGCTATCATGAAGGGCGGGATCATGATTGGCATGACACATGAAGATGTCACGGCAAGCTGGGGAGCTCCATACGATAAAAGACAATTTATGATTTCTGGCGAATTGGGCGAAACCTGGGAATATGGACTCTCCGATGGAATCGCCAACAGATTGATTTATTTCAGGAACGGATTAGTATACGGGTGGAATAATTAAAAAATAAAATGCTTGACATGCTTTAAATTGTTATGCAAGGTTTCATCATGGATATTGAGACAAGACCAAAAATGACTTCTTATGCCCGTCTTCCGTCCAAAAACGGGAGCCCTTTTTATTGGTCTTTGGGCATATCCAGGCGGGCATAAGAGGAAGGCTCAATCAAGTTGAAAAACTTGATTGGGCTTTTTTTATTATCAAGCAACATTGAGAAAAGCTGAATACGAACCAGACCTGGGAAGTTTGGATCACATGCTGAAATCGGGAAAACAGTTATTATTCGCGTCGACTGATTGAATCCTGTAGTATCTTCCCGGGTCAGATATGCGCATAACATGAGAATCATTGACATTCAACGATATTACTATTGTTTTTAAAATGTCTCCGAAATGATCTCTGATGACAACTGATGCCCTAACATCCAGGATCACCCCAAGATGAACCCGGTTGGTCCCAGCCGGCCACAGGATGCCCCAGGATGGCCCCAGGATGCCCTAGAATGGGCTTAAATGGTCCCGGTGGCACACACCGGTCCTATGGCCCAAATGACCCAAAATGGCCCCAGGATGGCCTAAAATAGCCCTAGCCGATTCCAGACTGCCCCAGGATGGCCCAATGGTCCAATTGTCCATCATGCACTATCGCAACATCAGGATTGAAAAAAACCCGCCGATACCCGAAAAATTCAGACAAGCTAAAAAAAGAAAAGGCAAACATTTTCTCAAAGCTGTCATGAGAGAATCTTCCGATAACGGCATTGTAATCAAAGACTACGAGGTCAAATCATGAAGAAAATCGAATGGGCGCTCCAACTCGCCGCCGGCGGGTTGCCTGTTTTTCCCTTGGAACCGAACGGAAAACGCCCACTGACCAAAAACGGCTTCAAAGACGCAACTACCTCAGTGTACCAAATCAAAAAATGGTGGGACGAGAACCCTGAAGCCAATATCGGCATCATCATGGGACAAGCTTCGGGAAGGGCATCCTTGGATGTGGATATCAAGAACGGAGCCAAAGGGCGGGAATCCCTGGCGTCGATTAAAGGGATCACACCGACCTTCACCGTCCGAACGCCTAGCGGAGGTTTCCATCTCTACTACAAATCGCCCGGCCCCCTGCGAAGCCGTATCGGTCTCCTGCCCGGACTCGATCTCAAAGCCGACGGCGGCTACATCGTCGGACCCGGTTCCGAAATCAACGGGACGATCTACAAGATCATCGATCCCGAGGCGGCTGTTGAGGAGCTGCCGGAATCGATTCTTGCCCTAATGCGAAACCGCAATGGAATCAAACACGCGCAGGGTGATGGAAAGGTTATTTTAGAAGGATTTCGGAATGGGGCTCTGGCCAGCCTGGCCGGTACTATGAGATGCAAAGGCATGTCTGGCGATGAGATTGTGGCTGCGCTCATGGCCGTCAATGCCAAGCGATGCTCGCCGCCTTTACTAGATAAGGAAGTGGAGGCTATCGCCAATAGTATCGCAAAGTATCCCGCCGGCGACGGTTCGGAACCGTTCGAGGATGAGGAGCTGCGGCCACCTGAGTTTACCGACGATGCACTGGCTTTAAAATTCACCTCACGCCATGCGATGGACTGGCGTTACGTGGCCGCCTGGAGTTGCTGGCTTCATTGGGATGGCTCCTGCTGGCGAAAGGAGAGGACTCTTCGCATCTACGATCTGGCACGGATGATCTGCCGCGAAGCTTTCGCACAGCATCACAAGCCCAAGATCCCCACAAAAATAGCGTCGGCTATCACCATCGCTGCTGTGGAAAAGCTGGCTCGGGCAGACCGAAAACACGCGGCCATGTCCGACCAGTGGGATGAAGATTTTTTGCTGTTTATCTTATCGATGAAGGAAATCACCGGAGAGATTCTGAGGATTGTCCAAAGCATCCAGAATCATCGAGGCCTCATGAATCGCATGCTTGTACTCGCAGGAGGAGATGGAAAATCCGAAATAGATGGCGTGAAGATGAGGCCGCATAGAAGGGAGGACTACTGCACAAAGATATCTCCAGCTTGTCCCGGTCCCGACAAGGAATGTCCAACTTGGCTCAGCTTTCTCGCGGACATCACTGCCGGAGATGTCGATTTGCAGCGTTACCTCGCGCGGGTCGCGGGCTACTGCATAACCGGCCTCACGATCGAGCACGTGATGTTCTTCCTCTACGGCACGGGCGCGAACGGGAAATCGGTCTTTCTCAATACGCTCGCGGCCATTTGGGGAGATTATGCGACTAACGCGCCTTTCGGTATGTTCATGGAAACCCGGGGCGACCGTCATCCTACGGATCTGGCCAAGCTCCGCGGCGCAAGGCTCGTTATCGCTACGGAAGTAGGTCAGGGCAGACATTGGGACGAAGCCAAGATCAAGGCCTTGACTGGCGGTGACACAATCTCGGCGCGATTCATGCGTCAGGACTTCTTCGACTACAAGCCGCAATTCAAGCTCATGATCGCGAGCAATCACAAGCCATCATTGCGGAATGTGGATGAGGCTATGCGGCGGCGTCTGCATCTAATCCCCTTCACCGTAACCATTTCACCTGAGAAGCAGGATAAGACGCTCCCCGAACGCCTTTGGGCCGAGAAAGATGGCATCATGACCTGGGCGATCCGAGGTTATGCGGAATGGAATCAGATAGGGTTGAANCCCCCGCCATGCGTCCTGGCCGCGACCGAGGAGTACTTTGAATCGCAGGATGCAATCAAACGCTGGCTGGATGAAGAGTGCATCCTATCTGATCGCGCTACGGTCACGACCGAAGAGGCGTACGGAGCCTGGAAGATGTGGGCGGAGAAGCAGGGCGAATATGTGGGTTCGATGAAAAAGTTTACCGAGGAACTGACCAAACGCGGCTTCGAGCGTTGGCGTAGCGGCCAGAAGAGGGGAATCCGGGGCCTAGTGCTCCGGGGAATGGAAACCCAGGAGGAAATGTTTTGAAATTCAAAGATTTCTGATATATAACAGCATTATTATGAAGAACCGTCACTATACGTCACTCGAATGTGGATTGAGACCCAAAATGAAATGCTTTGAAATTCAAAGGTTTCCGACATTATCCGTAAAAAGTGACGGATAGTGACCCTTCTGCCCATTATACGCGTTACGCGCGCGCGCACGCGCGTAACGCGTTAATACGCAGAACCGTCACCATCCGTCACTTTGTGATGTAGCACCGATGATTTTGATGCGTGAACTCGTGCTGAAATGACAATTTCCTCTTTAGCGTTTGGGATTATCATGGCCTCAACCAAAGAGTACTTTAGAGTACTCCAACATAAAGTTAAATTTACTATATTGAAGATTCATTGAAGATTTATTGAAAATGATTATTGAAGAAATAATAATTGAAATTATCGATGTTCTACTTGTCATAATAAACTCTGATTTCTTTTGGTTTGCTGGAAGTTTCATCGGCATGCAAAGCATATTTCTAATCGGCTATATCATTGGGAAATTTCATGGAAAAAATAGAAGATGAAAATTTAAAATTAAATGTTCAAAATGTCATCATTTGAATACGATTTTATCAGGTTGTGAATTTTATTGATATACATGATAATATAACAGGATGATATGATATGATTAAATCTAAAATCTTCCAGGATCTCATATGAAACAAAATTACGAAAAACTCGAAATTCAATATGTTCCGATCGATAAATTAAAACCATCCCCAGCTAATCCAAGAATACATCAAGAAAGCGATCTCAATATGCTTCGAAAATCAATTGAGCATTTTGGATTCGTCAATCCCATTCTAGTCCAAAAAGAATCTATGCGTGTCATATCCGGTCACGGACGCCTTGATGCGGCCAGGAAACAAAATATTGATCATGTGCCGGTGATCATTCTTGATTTAAATGACAAAGATTCAAGCCGGTACATGGTGGCTGATAATAAACATGCAGAAAATTCGAAGTGGGATTTTAACCAGTTACGCGAATTCGTTATCGGCGAAGATGATGGGTCTTTTGATATTTCAACACTGGGATTTGATCAGGATGCTCTCGCACAAATTGTAGAATGGATGCCGGATGAAGAAAATTTGATAGAAGAACCGAAAAAATATGAGCTGCCAATAAATCCAATAAATCCAATAATAAAACGTGGCGATCTTGTGATAATGGATGGACATAAATTATTATGCGGGGATTCGACGGAAAATGAGGATTTCGATAGATTGATGATTGATGAAAAAGCGGAAATGATTTTTACAGATCCTCCGTATGGAGTCAATTATATCGGAAGTCTTGATAAAATTCATGAGAAAATACCCGGGGATATGATGACTGGAGATGAATTGGTTCATAAATTATTGATACCGGCATTTAAAAACGTGATGCAACGATCTTATGACAATGCCGCATTCTATATTTGGCATAGTACAGAAACGAGAAATGATTATTTGTTCGCTATGAAAACTGTTGGATTGATAGAAAAACAATCGTTGATTTGGGTTAAAAATCATTTGACATTAGGACGTTCTGATTATCAATGGTTGCATGAAGAATGTTTTTATGCATCAAAAGATGGTCATAAACCGATTTTTTATGGAGATAGAGCGCAATCAACCGTATGGACGACAGCATCATCAAAAGACGGATCAATAGCGACTATAATTGGGCAAGGAGTGCTTGTGAGCGATGATTCGGGCCAATCAATATTTTTATCTGCCAAGCCGCCGAAAGGGAAAAAGATAAGACGAATACGAATCAGTGCTGGAAATAAAGCGACATTTTTGGGCAATAATCCAACGGGAACAGTATGGGAAATTGCCAAAGATCCAAAAATTGAACATTCAACACAAAAACCGGCGGAACTTTCAATGCGAGCCATTGAAAATTCAAGCCGAAAAAATGGGATCGTGCTTGATCCGTTTGCCGGATCAGGGAGCACATTGATTGGGGCGGAAAGAACAGGCCGCCGATGTTTTGCTATGGAAATTTATCCAAAATATTGTGATGTAATTATGAATCGATGGGAAAAAATGACAGGGAAAAAAGCGATAATTGAAAAAATAAATCAATGAATGAGAATAACGAGATTAAATATATTTTTTCCAAAAAAGGTTATCCAAAACCTCAAAGGAAATCCGTCACGATCAATAAAAGGGATGCTGAAGTATTTGAAGAATATTTCAGGACCAAGAATTACGGTCTTGTTGCCCAAAAATTCAAATGTAACGAAAGGACGGTCAGGAACCACGCGGCAAGGTTCGATTGGCTGACCAGGCTCCAAGAAAGAGAAAAGATACTAAGAGATGAAACCGAGAAATATGTCATCAGCCATTTCGTTGAAGATCAAGTAAACCTTTATAAAACATTGACTATTGGCCATAGGCATATCCATAATAAATTGACCTATGGCGTTAATCTTAAAATGAATCAATACTTAGAACCAAATGAAGTGAAAGAATGTATGGATGCTATGGATAAAATTATCCGCAATAAACGTCTTATTGCCGGCGAATCGACGGAAAAAACAGAATTCAACGTAAAAGACTTAATGGAGCAGCTTCATGAAAAACTTGATGGAAGATCCCAGTCTTATCTTGAGGCTCCGAGAGCGGCCTGAAATATTCAACGAGATGTTCCTCGGAGTGACTAAGATTTGGGAAGGCCAATCAGAAATATTGACTGCTATCGCCAAGCATAGGCGCGTTATCGTTCCATCCGGTCATTCGCTCGGCAAAGATTATATAGCGTCCTGTATAATTTTATGGTTTTTGTTAACTCATATCCCATCCATAGTAGTGGCCACGGCTCCATCAGCCCGACAGGTAGAGAAGGTGATATGGGGAGAATTGGAAAACAAAATCGCAAACGCCAGGATGCCTATAGGTGGCCGGCTTCTATCGAACCAACTTATCATGGATATGTCCAAACGCTGGTACGCGATAGGATTTACCACCAAAGACATTAGGAGAACGCCGGGGAAATTTCAAGGTTTCCATCAAAGACATGTCATGCTTATATTTTCCGAAGCCCAAGCCATTGAAAAAGCAATATGGGATCAAGGCGAATCATTGATGACCGCCGCCAATGTTAAATGGCTCGCTTTGGGTAATCCTTTGGTTAGTTTCGGGCCGTTCATAGACGCTTTATCTCCAAAAAGCGGATGGCATTCGATTAGACTGGATGCTGAAAAAAATCCGAATTTTCTGGAGAAAAAAGAAATAATTCACGGCTTGGCTTCCTATGAATGGGTTGAAGAAATGAGAAAAAAATACGGATCGACTCATCCTATATTTTTAGCCAAAATCAATGGGATCGCGCCGAAAAAATCAATCGGATCATTCATTGAACCCGCATGGATCGAATTCGCCAATGGCATAGGCATGGAATGCGTGCCAGAAGATGGGCCTATGGTGATCGGAGCTGATATAGCTGGATTTGGTTCTGATAAAACAGTCATAACCGTCAGGCGGGGAGGAGTGATTATTGAAACCAAAAAATTTGAGAAGAGATCGACGATGGAAACAACCGGCGAACTTGTTGGTTTTTTGAATGCCGGGGCCTCCCGGGTATTTGTTGATTCAACCGGGATCGGGACTGGAGTAGTAGATAGATTGGTAGAGTTGGGTTATGGCGATAGAGTGGTCGGCGTGAATTTCGGAGCCAGGCCTTATGATGAAGACACATTGACAAATACATCTATTCCAACATCTCAGAAATATGCTGATGCAATTACGCAATTGTATCATGAATTCGCCGGGATGATGGAAGCGAAAAAAGTCGCGTTCCCAATGGATGATGATAGGAACCTTCAACTTCTGAATCGAAGGATATCAATCCAATCCAATGGGAAAATGAAACTTGAATCAAAAAAAGATTATATGGCCCGGGGATTCGATAGCCCGGATGAAGCAGATAGTCTTGTTTTAGCATATGCGGATTCATGTATGCCTATTCAATCTATGACGCCTTATATAAATATTACCGAAGAACCGGTTTTAAAAAATATATGGGGATGAAAAATGACGGCACTATACCATAGAAGGGGAAAATATGAGAAATGATAAAAATTTGATTGATCAAGTCATTGAAGATGGCAGGATCATTTATTCAGACCAATCAGAAACGATCCATGAAGATGCGATAGACCAAAAACTTATGGGCGTCATCCCGGGAGGGAAAAGTGCTGAGGTATCAGACGAACCTGGGTTTCATGAAATTGATGATGTTAAAGGGCCGTCGGGAATAATTCTTACAAGCCAAAAACACCGAGAAGCGCAAAATGCCAGTTTTGAACGATATGAGATTGATTCGATTTACAGGGGGATCCTGGATGGATTTATTCATTTCATAATCGGCAGAGGATTCCAAGTCAAGGCAATAGATGAAAATCCGGCTGTTCAAGATTATTTAAACAGGTTCATGGCGATCAATAAATTCGATGGCAGGGATAGGCAAATCGTATCGAAAGTCATAAAGGGAGGGGAAACATTTATCAGGTTCTTTAGAGACGCTGATGGCAATAAAGAAATCCCTCGCAGGATTGCCATGATTCCAACCATCAGGACGTTGAATTATTGGGAAATTTCAGATATCCAGGTATCAGCTTCGGATTCGGAAACCGTCTATAGATATAAGAGGATATATAGGGACGAAAAAAATGAAATTCAAACTGAAAAGATAGAATCGGAAGATATGATTCATATAAAATTCGCGGATTTTGAACAGAAACGCGGTTTGCCGCCATTCTCGGTTTTGATCAAAGGTTGTCAATGGTATGCTGACTGGATATTTAATCGGATCGTTTTGAATCGTACTAAAACAGCTTATTATTTGGAAGAAATAATTACCGGAACCCCAGCCCAAACGACAGCAGCCAGTGATATGCATCCTGATGCGCTCAAAAAGGGAAAAGCTGGGGGCGAAGTTAAAAGGATGCCTAAACCCGGGAGCAAAATTACCCACAATAAAGCGGTTGAGTATAAATGGCTGTCGCCAGAAGTTAAAGCCGATGATGCGAAAGAAGACGGACGGGCCATAAGGCTCCTCATATGCGCTGGCGCGCAATGCCCGGAATTCCTTCTGGGCGATTCAAGTCAATCTAATTATGCAAGCTCCTTGGTTTCACAAAATCCATTCGTTAGGAAAGTCCAATTCTTTCAGGATTTTTTTGAAGCATATTTCAAAGAAATTTTTTCAAAAGCGATCCAACATGGCATTGATGTGAAAGCGCTTCCGCGTTTATCGACGGAAACAGTGACCAGGGAAAATGCCGCAGATAGAGGCTGGGGAAAAATGCTGATATCTAGATTTTTTGGCCTTTTTCAACCGGAGAATGTCAATTTACAGGAACGCAATGTAGGAGATATTTTACGTGAAACTGTGGAACAAAATGGAGATGCCGTGATTAGAAAAGTCGTACAAACTAAAATTGAAGTGGATATTCAATGGCCTACTATGATCGCCCAAAACTTAAAAGAAGAAACCGAAACTTATCAATTGCAGCAATCAATGGGCATTGCATCTGATGAGACATTATCTCAAAAACTTGGATATGATTGGAACGAGGAACGGCGCAGGATGATGCAAGCTGAAATAGAACGAAAAAGCGGTCGACCGGATGATGATGTGGATGACGATTTCAAAGCTGAAGATCGAGATAATGAGATTAACAAAAAGGATGAACCGGAGGAATAACGAATGGCCGAGATTAATCTTCATCCAGATCTCATTAGAATTAGGGATAAATATAGAGGTGTCAAATGCGTTGTTGATAGATGGGAAGAAATCAAAAGATTAGTATTAGCCGGCAAATCAGAAAAAGCCGAAGAAATCGCTAAGGCTTGCTTGAAAGAATATCCTAGGATAGCTGTGAGACATAAAGTAGCGATTCGGCATAGAATACTCAGACGAGAATATCTCAGATTTCAACGAGATCAAGAGATGAAAATAGCCGATATTTTGCGCTCGTTTGGAGAAAAACTTTCTACTATAGTTTTAGCGGCTGCGGATCCTGATGGAAAAATTAAATTGGTCAAACTGAAACCTTTAATCACGCGCATCGAAAACATGAATAAAGACGTTTACAGAGAGATTCGCATAGAGACAGGAAGCGCAATTAGAAAATCGATCAAATTCGGGATAACGATATCTGCTAAAAGCGCTCAAGATGGGATTGATATGAAGAATGAAATGAATGGGAAAACAAAAGAAGGAAACAGTTAAATATGAATCAAAATATTTGGAAACTGGAGGTCTCTGGGAACTCTCTGGAGGTTCCTGGGAATTCCTTGGAAATCCCTGGGGACTCTCTAGAGGTCCCTGGGAATTCCATGGCAGAAGAACCTCAAAAGGCGGTTGTGAAAATCACCTCCCCGATATTCAAAACGATTTTTGATAGAGTGAAAAAATATCGGATCGAAAAGGGATTGTTTCGACAAAGGTTCAGAAAAATTAAGAAAGGCGTATTTCAACATGGATTTCCTCTTTCTAATGTGATCTGGGATTTGAGGGATCAAAACATCAGGACATTAAGGGTAACAGTAGCCACAGCCATATCGCAAGGAAAGGCCGCTACGACTTTGGCCAGAGATCTTAAAGCTCTCACGTTCACAGGTCTATTATCAAAATCAGAGCTCGAAACATTGACTTTACCGCGCGGCGTTTATAAATCCGCTTATAAGAACGCTCTCAGGATGATCAGGACCGAAACCAATAATGCATATACAGAAGCTGAATTAGAATTTGCCCGGGAGAAAGGATATAAAAAGATGTGGAACGTTTCCCCGGGTCATTCGGTGGTTGATGCATGCGATGATCTTGATGGAAAGATTTTCGATCCAGATGATGTTCCATATCCCATCCATCCTAATGATCTTTGTTTTTTGACAACAGTTATCCCGGAGATAGGATGAACCTTACCTTCCTTTAAATGAGAATTTTGATTTCAGGCATAACGGGTTTTTGTGGATCACACCTTGCCGAATTTTGCATTGGCAAAGGATGCGTCGTATTCGGCCCATTCAGGCAACGCAGCCGTATGGAAAATATTGAGCACATTAGAGATGAAATATGGCTTAGGGAATGCGATATGACTGATCCGAATGCCACTGAATCATTAGTGAAATGGGCTAAACCTAATATCGTATTTCATCTGGCCGCCCAAAGTTTTGTAGGCGGATCTTGGGACAATGCCGCTTCCACTATCAGAACGAACATTTATTGCCAATTAAATCTTCTGGAAGCGATAAGAAAATTAAAGATGGATGTTGTTGTGATCATCGCTGGATCGAGCGAAGAATATGGGATAGTCACGCCCGAAGAATGTCCAATTCGAGAGACAGCGGAATTGAAACCGACATCTCCCTATGGACTGAGCAAAGTGGCGCAAGATTTGATGGGTCGTCAATATTATGAAAGTTATGGGATGAGAATTATAAGATGCAGAGCGTTTAACCATGAAGGACCTCGCAGAGGCGAACAGTTTGTGATATCCAATTTCGCCAAACAAATCGTTGAAATTGAAAACGGTATGAAAGAACCGGTAATCGATGTCGGCAATTTGGATTCCGAAAGGGATTTTACAGACGTACGTGATGTCATACGGGCTTATTGGTTATTGGCTGAAAAAGGAGACCCTGGAGATGTTTACAACATATGCAGCGGAATATCTGTTAAGATCAAGGATGTTTTGCAATCTCTTATAAAACAATCCGCGTATAACGGCAATATAGATATAAAACCGGATGAGAGCAGGATGAGGCCATCGGATATCCCATTTTTAAGAGGATCTAACGAAAAAATTGCCGGTAAAATCAAATGGAACCCGGTTATTCAAATAGATGAAACATGGCAGAACATGATGGCTTATTGGAGATTAAAAATAAAAAGTAAAAAAAGATCTTGACAAAGTCATAAATGGACAATAGTATTAAAGTAGATCAGATAAATGCATTGATCAATAAATGGATTCGCATGAATAAATGGGGCGAGATATTTTTGTCTTTTCAGAATGGTCATATCACGAATGTAAAAATAGCGGAAACGGTTAGAGGAGAACGATTGGAATCTATAATTCAGGAAAAATCAATTCCATCGGGTTAATTTACATTTCGTGCTATTGAAAAAATCAAGGCATCCAATCACATGGTGATGGGTGCATTTTTTTATCTTTTTATGATCAGGATTTAATTTCATGCCGTGGCAGATAGAAGACGTAGATCGGTTCAAAAAAGGATTATCGCTTAAAGGCAAACGCAAGTGGGTTGCGATAGCTAATTCTACTTTGACCAGATGCCAAAAAAATGGCGGTTCGGATTGCGAAGCGATGGCCATTAAAATCGCCAATGGATTTGTGAAGGAGAATGAAATGAAAACTCAAGAACAAGAAGAGAAAGCTGAGTTTTACAGATTCAGACAAAAAGACCCTAAAGAATATGTTCGATTCAGGGTCCAAGACGCAAAACCTGGGATTAGATTGGTGATTGGATTTAAACGCGACGGTGGTTCCGAAACACAATCAGTTTTATTTGATAAAGAAAAATTTACCGTAATTCAAGCCAAGAAATGGCTTGAAGATCATGATATGAAAACAACTGGAATGGAAGAAAATATGAATAAAAGTCGCAATTTTCACGACATTACTCAAATGGATATGCTTGAAGTAATTGAAGATGAAAAAGATCCTAAGAAAAGAGAATTCGTCGTCACGTTTCTAAAAGAAGGTCCTGGAAACAAACTCCATAAAAATTACTATAAACGAAGCGCTTTGAATTCGGCAAAAAAATTGTTAGAAAGCCGGCGTAAGATGTTTTTCAATCATGCTGATAATATAGATAATCCCAACAGAGATTTGAGAGACTGGGCCAGCTCCGTCCAAGAAGCATGGGTGGAAGAATCTGCTTCTAATGTTTTTTTGAAAGGACGTGTTAAAGTATATGATGAATGGCTTTGGTCCAGAGGAAAAGAAGCCGCTTCCGAATTGGCTCTAAGCATTGAAGGAAAAGGGATCGGTTCTGGAGAAAAGATAAAGGTTGATGGTGAAGAATTCAATGCCATAGAAAAAATAGCTTTTCTGAATGGCGTTAACTGGGTTCCATATCCAGGAAATGCCAGTATGGGAGTAGAGCTTGTTGAAGAAAACAAATCTAAGGAGGATGCTGAAATGACATTTGAGGAATTGAAAGAAAAATTCGCATTGATGACTGATGACGAAAAAAAGGAATTTTTAAAAGAAAATCAGCCGAGCTCTGATCGAGATGAATCACATGATGAAAAATCAAAAATAGAGATCAAAAAGCTTGCTGAGCAAATCAAAACAATGGAATCACGTACGACAAAAACATCCGAAGATACTGAAAAAGTTAAATCGGAAAATATTGCCTTAGCCAATAAATTAGAAGCATATGAAATCAAAGAACGTCAAAACGCCAAGAAAGAATTGATTGAATCGCTTCTTGCCAAATCCAAATTGAAAGATGAGCATAAAACCGAGGCTTTTCGAAGTATCCTTCTGGCTCTAGCCGAAAGAAAAGAAGGAGAAAAAATCGTGACGATCGCAGATCAGGCGAAAGTATTGATTGATGATCGCGAGAAGATATGTATCGCTGAAAAAGCAGATGTGAATAGTCCTGGAAGTGGATCAGGTGGAAAAGAACTATCTGAGAGAGAACAGCAGGATCAATTCAATAAGAACATATTTGGAATTGATACAAGTCTCCCTATTGAAAAAAAGAAAGGAGATGGCACTGAAGATGAATAATGATTTATATTGCAGGACGGGCTGTTTAATCGGAATAACCGAATTTTTGAGCTCTCCTGATTAAATAAGATAAAAGGAGAAGAAAATGACGCAACAAGCGCAGGCTTTTGATCATGAAGGCGAGATTCAAATGATTATTCCAAAAGCGAGCACGGATATTTCCTCGGGAGATTATGTCGTTATGCCAAGAAATTCAGACCCTATCTCCAGAGCCAGGTTAGGAGGTGAAAGCAGAATTAGTCCTGTTGGCGCCACATGGAATTCCCAATGGGGAGCAGGAATTTGTGATACAGACTTTACCACCAATACTGTCGGTTCTACAAAATATGCGGCTCCCACATCTGATGAAGCTTTGCCAGTTATCAGGCGCGGTGTGGTTCGATTGGCGATTAGTCAAACAAGCGGCCAAAAAGGAGATAAAGTCATATATTCAAGCGGAGCAACCGGAGCCCAAGTATTTAAAATCAACAATTTCCGGCAGGATGTAGCGGTTGGCGAAATATATGAGGATTTTTCTGGAGCAACGGCAAATGACGTTCAACCAGTATTTCTCTATGAGAAAGATATTGGTGGCCGGGATATCCATTTTTGGCTTGGCAATCGTGTTCTTCAAGGATGCAAGATTAAAATGCATTCGGTTAACACCCAAAAATCAAGTCAAGTGAATGCAGGAGCCACCGGAGAAGTCAATCTTCTGGTAATCAAAGGAAAACTTCAGTCAGTAGCTAGAGTAACCGACTTAGTTGTTGGAGCGATCAATCCTACTGGACAAAGCGCGGTCAGGTTTTACTGGCTGGCTGTCAAGGCTTCTGTAACTGGAGGGGCGGTTGCATTTACCAAAGAAACATGCACCGGGCCTTTTAGCGCGTTTGCTTCATGGACGAATTCGGGGATCAGTGCTGGCATGATGATCCCAATCACATGGACTTCAAACATGGTTCCTGTAGCGCTCCTAGTTGGATGGTCCAATACGCAAGTCTCAATTGGCAATAATAGGATTTTGAATCTAACCGGCGCATTTTTGCCGAATGGAACAACGGTAGTTGATCACGAAAAATGGTATCTATAAGATCTTTCAAATAAAACATTTGAGAAGATCTGAAAGGATTTGAGGGGATCTGAAGGGATATTAGGACGCCTGAGGGCTTTTGAATAACCTTTCTGGAGGGCCTGAAAACGCCGAAGGATCCCTGAAGACCCCTCAATAATCCTCAAAGGCCGTAAATAAACCCATAATGGGCATATTTCATAGCGTTATATAAATTATGGACCTAACACAAGAACAATCTCTTGCTATGGATTTCCTCGGTGATATGTCAAATCTCCTGACGAAGGAAAATAGAAATGATGTGTGGCAATCCAATATAATCGCCAATCGTAAATATTTCAAAAAAGGCAATCCTGATTTAACGGGTTTGACATCATTTATTGTAGCTGCTGGACCAAGCCTTGAAAAAAACGCGCATATCCTTAATGATATTTCAGAAAGAGGAGTGATAGTTTGTGTTGATGCTGCTCTCAGATATCTTTTTAAAAAAGGAGTGCGTCCTGAATTTTGTCTTTGCATAGATGGGTCTGAAAAGATGTTCGAGATGGTGAAAGAATGCGATACATCAGGGATAATCCTGGTCACCACCCCATCGGCAGATCCTCATTTAATAGATTATTGGCGCGGACCAAGATGGTTTTTTACAACTCCATACCTCAATACAGATAAAAAGTTTAATCATAGGCATCTGACCAGGATCGTTAAAGCTAAAAAGGAACTAAAACCTGGAGATGAATTATTTTTGAACCAAGAATATGAGGTTGAATTCGAGGGAGTCAATCCCATCGTTATGTGCGGTGGAAATGTAAGCACTTGCGCTCATCATTTCGCTCTTCAATATCTTAAATCTCAACAAGTGGTTTTCGTGGGTCTTGATCTTTCTTGGAAGTTTCAATCTCATCATTATGCCGGCAAAGAACACATGAATAACGTGATCGATAGGACCACGGTGGGCGTTGGCCTTCATGAAGACATTGATGGAAAAAATGTGTTCACGAATTTAAGTTTGCTTGGATTCAAAAGATGGCATGAAGCCATGGCCAGACAATTCGCCGGGACCGTCATAAATGCCACGGAAGGCGGCATATTCGGAATTGAATTGGATGCAAAAACTCAACAATATAGAAAAGCGGATTTTATAGAGTTTTTGACATTATCTGAAGCAATAAAAAAATACGCGCCCAAACGCGATAGAGTATTCATACCACCCCAAGAACTTTTCGAGAAAAATGGACATGAAGATGCAGACGATGAACATGATGATGCAAGCAGCCAATAAACTAGTTGAAGAAGAAATATTCAGGACGCGAACCATCAGGACCCTTGTTAAGAAAAAAGATGGCTGGATGGATAATGCTAAAGAAAATTCTTCTTTCATACAAAATACAATCACCGATCTTTGGAAAGACAATGGGAATGAAAAAGGGATTGCATGCGCCGCTGGACCGAGTTTATCCGAAGATTTATTCGATTTGCGATTGGAAAGAAAAAATGCAGAATTGATCTGTGTTGATGCCGCGCTCAAATTCCTTCTGAATAATGATATCGAACCGGACTATTGTTTTTCATCAGATGATAATTTTGAAATCATGAAAATGTTGGATGTAGGCCGCGTTAAAACGAAATTGATCGCCAATGTGATAATCCATCCTCTTGTGAATGATGTTTGGAAAGGGGATGGAATTTTTTGGTTCATCATGGCCAATAACGCTTATGATCTCGATAATAAAGCCATGATCCAAGATATGCATGCAATAGCGACAAGAGTAGGAGCCAATATTATTCCAGGAGGGAATGTCAGCAGTCTCATGAATGGATTCATGCTTTCTGTCAGGAATATTAACAAATTGATTCTTTATGGTCATGATTTTTGTTGGAAAACTGATATGTATTGCGGTGGAAATCATAAAAACCTTGAAAAAATAAGAATAGAAACTGAAAGAAATGCAGGAACCTTGTTTGAAACGATCAATACCAAAGGCGAAACTGTTTTAACGAACAATAGCCTTAAATCGTTTTGCGCATGGCATAAACAGAATCTCTCACGCATGAGGAATAGGATCGAAAACAGAACTACAAGCACTATACTTGAAATTTAAGGAGGAAACGGCAAATGAAGCCGATTTATCAATTGAGGAGTATAAAAGAAGCGGCGACTAGACCTGAATTTTACCGCTTTTTGAATGTTGGTTTGAAAGACCTTTTATTTAAAGCGTACAAGGAAGCTGCTTCTACATATGAACAGCTTGTCCATTTTGAGGATTCCGATAAATCAAAAGAAGGATATCCCTCTATGGGCGCTCCGGGTCTTCCCGAGCAAGTACGTGAAGGAGAATCTTACAAGGAAGGTCAATTCGGGCTTGATGACATGGTTGAAATTACCAATCTGAAGTACGGAGAAATTATCGCTGTGACGCATGAAATGATTGAGGATGATCAAACCAAGCGCGTCATTCAGCAGCCAAATAGGATCGGAGCTGGGCATAAGAAGTTTGAAGATAAAATCACGTATTCGATTTTAACAGCCAATGCCACTGCCTATGATTCACAAGCATTTTTTTCTTTGAATCATCCTGGAATAACAGGAGGAGGCGCTATTGCCGCTAATGACAATATTCTTACTGCTGTTACTCTCAGTGCCAATGCAATCGCTCAAGCCTTAGGTATCATGGCAAGATGGACTGGAGCTTCAGCTGATGATATTTTAGATGTGACTGCCAAAAATTTGGTGGTACCTAAAAACTTAAAATATACGGCGAATATTCTGACGCAAAGCGCTTTCCTTCCATTGGCGTTTGCCGCGGGAGTTTTGGGTCCAGGAGCCACCACAGGTCAAGCCAAAAATGTTCTAGCAGATGAAAATCTAGGCGTCATATCATCTGCCAGACTTGATAGCTCATCGACGACTGATTGGTATATTTGGTCGGATTTTCCAGGACTGATTTTTCAAACCAGAGAACCTCTAAAATTATTGGCTGAAAGCGAGGAATCTGGAACTTTCTTTGAAAGAGATGTTCGTAGATGGAAATCTAGAAAAAGATTCCGCATTGGCGTCATCAATTGGCGTGTTGGAATGTTGATTTCTTAGAAAATAAAAAAACGATGGAGGTTAAAAAATGACAGACGGAGCTATGGGAACAACCCGGGAAATTTCCGTTGAAGAAACGCAAGCCGGCATGAAACTTGAAAGAGACGTGATAGGACGCAAAAACAGGGTTTTGGCTTATGCTGGGGAAGTTTTGACCAAAAAACATGTCGATCAATTCAATAAATGGGAAAAACGCGAAAAACCGTTAGGGCCGGCTATCGCTAGGCCGAAAGATTCACCGTCATGGACGAAGGTCAATCATGAAGAATTCCAAGGCGGATATAAATTGTCTCATTTCCAGCCTGATGGCAAAATCTCAATATCACGAACACTTGCCAGTGGACAAATAGCGCCAGATGTAGAGAGAGATCCAACTAAATCGCCATTATTTCAGAATAGAGACACCAATCCAAGAAAGTCATTTGCGATGTCACCTAATCTGAATATTGAATCTCCTCTTTTGCGTGAGATGCAGGAAAAGGTAACAAAACTTGAATTAGAAAATATTAAATTAAAAATGAATCAACCAAAACCTAAAAGGAAATATACGAGGCGAGTTAATATTGCCTGACGAAAAAGATAAAATACGTGTCGGCCTCTGGATCAAAAAAATAATAGATTCAGATAAAGCGCATGGCAGGTCTCAAAATGATTTCAATGCCGACAATATGGAGCTTTCTGTACGATCTGCCGCTCCTGTCATGAATCTGAGAGGGTTCGATGTTTACCAAGGCGGGGGGAATATATTCTATGTCAAATATGATCCAAAAGGACCTATAGCGATCCAAACAAGGCCTTTGGCTCAAAGAGTGGTGCGACTAAAATTCTCTGATTGATGGAGGCATCATGGGTTTTGCTCATATTCAAAAATCAAGCAGGCTTCAAGATACTGCTGCGGATGCGTCGATAACATTCGGAGCGCCCGGGGCCGGAAAATATAACATTATCACTGGTATTGAAGTGGAAAGCAGTGCGGCAGCCACTATAACGATACAAAGCCCGGCGAGCACGAATTTGTGGCAAACCGGCATAACTGCCGATGAAACATCTTTTATTGCTTGGAACGATTATAATGCAATCAGAGGCGCAGAGAATCAGGCTGTAGTCATCGCTGTAAGCGCCGGAAATTATACTGTGAATGCGAGAGGATACGTGACGCCGTGATTTATTTTATTCCTGCCAAAAAAGAATCCAAAAGAGTTAAAAATAAAAACACCAGGGTAATCGGCGGGAAACCATTGATCGAATGGACATTTGAATCAATCCCGAAATTTTCCAGAATCATTTTATCCACTGATGACAAAGAGCTCATAAGCATGACGCCTTTTTTTTCTCGAGGCATTGAAACTGTTTTAAGACCCTCCTCTCTTTGTACTGAAACAGCCAAAATGTCAGATGTTCTTTTCTATCATTCAGATAGAGGAGATTTTGAGGGGGAAGATCTGGTTTGCGTTCTATATCCGACAAGCCCTTTCAGAACGATAAAGCATATAAATGAATCAATCGCCAAATGGAAAATGGAGAAGAAAGATTCCGTTTTGATGAGCGTATGCGGAGTGAATTATAGGCCAAGAGGTTTGATGACCATTGATCCAGATGGAGCTCTCAAATTCAATAGAGAGGATGCCACACTATGGTATCAAACGCAAAATATGCCCATAGATTATCGAGCGAATGGGGCGATATATCTCATACCACCCATATTCATCCGAAACAGGTTGATAGATGCCCAATTGTTCGCTAAAAGGACGATCCCATATATTATGAACAGCATTGATGGATTTGAAATTGATGAAGAAAATGATGTCAAAATTGCAGATCATCTCCTTAGAATATTCAGATTTAATAAAATAATTTCATCCTCAGTGTATGCATCTAATGTCAGCACATCCGTCATTGATCCTATCGATATATGCGTTTCCCAGACTTAACCAAAACAAAAAGATCAGTCAGAAAATATATTCATCCAAAAGATATAATCAAAAACATTGATCTAAAAAACTTGGCGGGGACCAATATCCTTTTTATAAATATGCCGATCCGCGAATCAGCGCCGCCAAATTGTCTTCCTACTGGAATCGCTTTACTCTCATCTAGATTAAAATTATATGAATGTAAAGTATCGGCGATAGATCTCAACGCGTACAGATTTGACGACGGAAATAAATTTCGATGTATTTCAGGAATCCAAGCGTTTCAATTAATCAAACGCCACATCGAAAAATATGGAATGCCTGATCTGGTGGCTTTTTCAGGCATGATAACCACGCTTAGGTGGCAGGAAAAAATAGCAAAAATCATTCGGCAAATAGCCCCGGATTCATTCATCGTGTCTGGCGGAGGTCTTGCCACGGAATTCAAAGAGGATCTATTTTCATGGATACCAGAATTGGACGCAGTCGCTCATTCAGAAGGCGATTTATCCATACTCAAAATTGCATGGGATTCCAAAAAAATTAAAATGTTTGGATTTGATTATTGTCATTTTTCTGGAATGCTCAAGCCTTACCATATCGGCAGGTTTGGAAATAGGGAAAGATTTGTATACGATGGCGGAAGACCGGATAATCTTGAATTGGTACCATTGCCGGACTATGATCTTTTCAGGGAAGATGTCGATGGATTTCCAATTCTTGAAACTTATTTGAAAAATCAGATATGGGGCATTCAGGCAAACAATAGCTCGGCCACGCCATTTTCCATGCAGCGAAGCATAAATATGATTTCAAGCAGAGGATGTCCGTTCGCTTGTAATTTTTGTTTCAGAAAATCATTCGGAGATAGAAATTATGGCATTCGTTCAGGCAAAAGCATGGCGGATGAGATGCTGGAATATGCCGCGAAATATAAAATTGATTTCATTGGAGTACTTGACGACAATTTTATGGTTGATAGAAAAAGGATAATAGAGCTGCCAGAAAAAATGAAGATGGTCAAATCGATAGGAATCAAATGGGGAACCCATGGAAGGCTTGATGAAGCGGCGGACCTTAAACCAGAAAAAGGATTTAATGATCCATTAAGAGTGGAAAAAATGGCCGAGGCTGGATGCGTTTATATAGGATTTGGTGCCGAAAGCGCCTCCGAACGAATCATTAAAGCAATGGGAAAAAACGGCTTCATTTTATCGAACGGATCAGTTGAAATCGATGGATGGGAATTTCCAAAGACGATGGTTGAAGGAGTTAAGAACACCAAAAAAGCGGGAATCCATGCTAACCTCACCTGGATCATGGGATATCCCGGCGAAACATTGGAAGATTTAAAAAACACGATTGCTTTTATAAAATGGCAGGAAGATTTTTATAAATCATTCGATGCACAAAATGCAGTCAATAAAAAATTATTCATTGCCACGGCATATCCAGGGACCGAAATGTTCGAACATCCGACGGTTAAAAGAAAACTTTCATATAATTTCGGCGTCAAATTCGACGAACATGGAATCCCTTGCATGGACGACAATTTCCATTATTATGTCTCGGGACTTGATGATGCCGACAAGCTCTTGACCGACAGAGATGGACGTCCGCTTCATTATGGAGAGATGACTGATGAGTCATTTCTTGAAGCCAAGAGATTAGTAGATAATGATAGAACGTTCGATATCCTGGAGATGGCGGCATGATAAACAGATCGATAGTCAGAGAATCGGATGATATTTCAGGATTTTATTTTCCAGATATCGTTACAGATGGAAGTAAACTTATCTGTTGTTATGTAGAGAGTCAAAATCATTCTATTAGAAAAGGGAGCCGGTTATGGATTTCTAGATCAGATGATTTCGGAATCCATTGGGAACATCAAATTATTTCTGAATCCGATATCGCTGGGGATTCTTTTTGGAACGCGCCGCGCATGATCGTTGATATCGACTTAAAAATAACCATCGTTATCGATAAGATGCCGGCTGTCAAAATCGGATATGATTTTCAATCCGATCTTGGGGATCAGGCCCGCCTGGAAGTATGGGCTTTTGAATCAGATAATTTGGGTCAAACATGGAATAAGAGAAAAACGATGATAACCGGCTTATGTCCCTCAATCAGTCATGCTATCAATGGCGATGTGGTCGTAGCCGTCAATAAATTCGATGCGTTCGATGGGATAAGGAAAGTCCAAACATGGAGATCAAATTCGCTTTATTCAAATGAATGGATAACCGCATTGGTCCCCGGCCAAAAAAACGTATGCGAAGGAGAATTGATTGAGATTGGAGACAAATGGATTCTTTTGATGCGTGCCATGTCTTCCGTTTGCGTCCCGGGCGCCAGATCAATTTCAGCGGATGGATGCCGGACATGGTCTGAACCCGAAGGGTTCATTGTGCCAGGCGGAATGCATAGGCCTAATGCTGCCAGGCTTAGAAGCGGTCATTTTTTTATATCTTCCAGATTATTCGCCGGATCGGGAGCCGGTTCTCAAATGACGATTGCTTCTCTTGTGCCTGAATGGTCTATGCTTGCTCCCAGGATATCTCAAAATGCGCTTATCATGCCGCTGGATTATAATGCAAGATGCGATTCGGATCAAGGATATACGGGTTCCTGCCAAATCGATGATGGAACCATTTTCGTCGTAAATTATTTGAATCCGCCCGGGCATGGAACAGGAATATATTTTTATCAATTAATGGAATCTGATTTTGACGACTCAATGAAGAAGCAAAAACCGATTTATGAATATGCATTAATAGGAGGAAACAATGGGAAGAAGATATGCAGTTGACGGGCAGGGGACCAACACGGCAAGCACATCGTTGCTGGGTTTGGCGGGCACCGCGGCCATCAGGACCAGGCTCTATGATATTATCGTCGGTTCTGACGCCACACCGGCGGATAATGCGGCGGAATATGTGATTCAAAGGTTTACAGCCGATGGATCAGGAACATTAACTCCAACACCTCAAGCGCTTGATTCAGGCGATCCGGCTGCGGCAGCTACTAGTATAGAGGATCATACGGCAGAACCAACGTATACAGCAAATGCCATTATGCTCCAATGGGCTCAGAATCAGCGGGCCACGTTCCGCTGGGTCGCTGCGCCAAATGGAGAAATCGTTTCACCGGCATCGACCAATGGCATCGCGCTTCAAGTAATTACAGTGGCAGGCAGCGCGATCAATACGAACGTTTGTTTCCATTATGAAGAATAAAAACAACTGATTAAAGAATGGAAATTAAAACAGGAAATTCGGCATCTATGGATTTGGCGGCTGAATGTGAACGTCGGATAGATCCGGGTAATTTGGCGTCTTATGATCGAAATGGTTGTCCGGTCTGTATTGGATGGAACAAAACCAAGGTCTTAACGAAATCGAACGGCAAAAACGGGATCATCGAGGTTCCAGCTTGCACCAAATGCGGCCATGGGCTTGAATCAACGCCCAAAGGGCAAGGATATGAATCGCAGCGTATCAACCATTGGCATTTCAGACCTATCGGTCCCATGATCGGCAGGACGGCGATCCATGACCGCCTTTGCGCAAAATGCTGCGAAAATGATTATAAAAACGTATACCCGCACAAAGAATCGCCTATCAATGGGGAACCAGATCCATTGTTTCGGTAAAACAAAGTTTGAAGGATCAAGAGCGCGCGGGCATGTCATGATGGATGATATCGTGATCGGTGATACGCGGCAATGCGTCCATTGCAATGCGCATTTTGTATCTATCATGGGATCGGGAATAAAGCGGGGATTTTGCATGAAATGTTTCGGCATAACATGCGGAATGAAGAAATGCGATGAATGCTTTCCATTTGAAAAAAAACTTGATTATTATGAAAAAGGCAGATTGCCGGTCTTGAATTGATCAATGATCAATAAGGAAAGAATCCAATATAGAAAATAAGGGATATGGTGGAATGCGACCTGTCATTGAACGTTGGGCCGAATCTGTACGGCAATATGATCTTGGAGATATAGGCCGGCCAAATCGATTTATCATGGATGCTCAGGTCGGTCCTATGAATTTTCGAGATACAGGCGGTCCCTGGCAAGCCATTGACGAAAAAATTTCAGACCCCGATGGCGAAACATTTTCTGCCCGATTCTCCAAACTGCCTTATATTTTTCGTATAGGCGAAGATTCACACCGGCGGTTTTATCCTGACCGCAATAATGATCAAGCATGGATTCAATTCGAGAAATTTTTTCCTAATATGGGAACACCAATTAAAAACGGTAATGTCTGGACGTGGGATTTTACCCATATTTCCATATCCCTTGAAATTCAGTTTCTTGGCGTCAAATTGAGTTTTATCCTTAAAGACACCCTAGCGCCCAACTCATTATCAATTCCATTTACAATGAAAGGACTTGTTCGACAAGGCGCATTCCTTCTGTTATCCGGCATTCCTGTAGTCCTTCTGCGGCGTCCTTTGGCTATAGATTCGGCAGGAACGGAGCGAGCATTAAACGTGTCTTTTGGAGCAGGAACCGTACAATTAAATTTAGATACGGCTAGTCTTGTTTATCCCATTGTTATTGATCCGACTCTTGACCTAACCCCAGAAGTAAGCGGAGATGACGGTCATTGGCGTACTAACGGATCGCTTTTTGAAAATAATACAACTGCTTGCCTATTTGGCCGCACTTCAAATTTGCCTATTAATTCATGGTTCAGATATACCGGAGTCGGCGGATTAACCGGATCAACTATCAATGTTTCCTATATGCAGTTATATGGTTATGCAACTGGCGGCGCGCCTGAAGCCTATATAGACGCCGATGATTCAGAGGCACCTGTCGCTCCAACTTCAGCGGCTGATGCAAATACTAAAGCTCACACGACGGCGAACGTTCGATGGGATGGCGCTTTAACTGTCGGCGTATATAATGATAGTCCGAGTATAAACACCATCATTCAAGAAATTGCGGACAGTTATGATCCGGCAGTTATTCAAATATTAATCATGGGCGAAGGTGTGGGTGATGCCTCCTATAATCAAGTACGGACGATAGATAATGGGACCCTTTTCCCAAAACTTCACATTGAATATACAGCGGGCGGCCTTACTGTTGGCGAAATGATGACGTCTCGGCATATCGGTCAAATTGATCCGGTTCTAAAAAATTATGAAGTGGTGAGTTATTGATGTCTAATTATTATTTTTATCAATATCCCATAGAAACGAAAGTTTATTCGACCGAAGGCGAAAGGATCACACCGGATAAATGGGGTCCGAATGAACCGCATGTTGTCAGGCCACCTCGATTTCGGAAAGCTGTCTTTGCCGTTTCCCTCTTTTTTGTCGCAACAGCAACAATCCCGGCTCCTGCAATGGATTCTTGGGTCCAGCCGACAAATGAGCCGATATTTGATATCCAACGCCGTCAAGATTCTTATCCAGCTTCTTTCTGGATTCAATATCAGACATTAGAGATTCCAACCGTCGATAGATGGGTTCGGCCTCTTTCAGAACCATTATTTGATTCGATCCGGCGTCAAGATTCATATCCATCTTCATTTTATATCGAAAAAGAGACATTGCCAGCTTCCTCCTTAGATGGTTGGGGGATTCAACAAGCTCAACCCATATTCAAGAAAAAACCGAATCCGGCGCAAGAACCTTCTTATAGTTTTGAGGCGATTTTTGAAGAAGAAATTACGATTGATAAATGGTTCGTTAAGCCGGGCGATCCGCACCTTCCATTAAGAAATCCTAATGTTGGACCGGCATTTTTCATTGATGATTTGGCGCTCATGCAATTGGAAACGCCTCAATTGGATAAATGGATCGGCCACCATTCAATCCCTGTATGGGATTTGCCGCGTAGACAATGGCTGTATCCTTTCGCGGACCAGGATCGAACGGCTATGTTGGAAGCAGGCGGCGCCGAACCGATGGTTTGGTGGATGGAAAATTTCGTTCCCGTTCTTCCTTTTCCAAGACCGGCATGGTTCAAGCCATTTCATCTTGATCCGGTTATTTTCGGCGTTTCTGAAGGATTTGAAGATTTAGTTGAATTCGATTCATATTTAGGATTTTCAAGTAGACAGATTTCGAATGAGATAGGGAAACATCGAGAAAGAACGTTCATCAGTTATCTCAATAATGAAATTCATAAAGGAGATGTAGGTACTAAATTTTTGTCGACGATCCAGGACAATGATGTCATCGTGGATATATCGGGAGCAATAAGCAAACAGCTTCTATTCCAGAAACCGGACGGCACGAACATAACCCAAACGGCGTTATTTGATACCAATGGAACGGATGGAAAAATTTATTATACGACTGCAAGCGGAGATTTGAATGTTATCGGCAGATG